CCCCATATCCACCTGTATTATCAGCAAAGAGAAACCATTTATAATCATAATCACCAGCAGTTTCTATCCTACCTCTTTTATACCATGTACTTAAAGTCCATGTTGTACGATTGCCATCACCACCTGGAGTTCGATGCATATAACAACTGTCAACTTCATTAAACATACAAGAGTTAGTAACAGAATACCCACCACCACCACCTGAAGAAGCTGCAACTCCTCCCATTAAAAGATTATTATTAAAAACCATTAACTATACCCTTGTGAAAGAATTGATTGAACAGCCGTTGATGTTCTTACAATATAATCTAAACGATCTACAGCTGCTGCATCTGTGCTTAGAGTAGGAGCCGTTCCTCCTATAAATTCCCAACTACTTCCATAAGATAATGTACGACTACCTGTTCCATCTTGAACAATAAAAATACTTCCTACTTGTCCTGCTACACAATTTGTAGGATTACCCAATGCTCTATTGTCTGCTAATGTTAAATGAAAGTTTTGTCCAGCATTAAAATCTACAGCTACTGTACCTGCATCTGTTAAGCTTACTAAATCAGCCACAGCTGCTTTTTCTATATGTAAGTTTTTACCTAAGAGTGCATTAACTCCGATTGCTATAGCACTTACATAGACATCAGTAGCTGAAACAATTCCAGTTATTGTTCCTCCTGCAAGAGGTAAATGATTACCAATACTCGTAGCTAAAGCTGCAGATGTAGTAGCTAGAAGAGTTCGACTATTACCTATACTTGTTGCTAAAGCTGCTGATACGGTTCCAATAACAGTATTAATAGAAGTAATAGCACTGGCATTCGTTGTTATATTTGTATTGCTATTCCCTATACTTGTAGCCAATGCTGAAGATGTATTAGCTATAAGAGTATTACTGTTTCCTATACTTGTGGCTAGAGCAGCCGAAACAGTAGCTAATTCAGAATCCGTTACAAATCCAGTACCATCTCCAATTACACCATTAATAGAAGTAATGGCACTAGCATTCGTTGTTATATTTGTATTACTGTTTCCGATACTCGTAGCTAAAGCTGATGATGTATTTGCTATAAGAGTATTACTGTTGCCAATACTTGTAGCTAAAGCTGATGACGTATTAGCTATTACTGAATTAATAGAAGTTCTAAAAGATGCATCAGGAATAGCTGATCCACCAATATAAACATTTGTAGCAGCATATAAATTATTAGTAGACACATCCCCATTAAATCTTACTACGGCTCCTGATGGAGCAGATATCTTAGTACTAACTACAACTGTTCCTACAGATACGGTTCCTAAAGTTTTAATTCCTGGTTGATCTTCTGATACTAATACAGTACCACTTACAGGAATAGACGAAGACGTTACTCCATCTACAGTTATACCAATACCTGTTCCAGCCGTAATTCTTGTTACTGTTCCTCCAAGTGAAGAGGGAACATTGGTTAGTCCTGATCCATCTCCTGCAAAACTTGCCGCACTTACTGTTCCTGAAAAAACAGCCCCAGTAGCATAAATAGAAGTAGCTACTGATACATCCCCACTAAATTGAGCTGCAGCTCCTGATACTTTAGTTGTAAAACTTCCTGTTTGTGCTACTAAATTAGCTGTTCCTATACTAGCTGTAATATGAGCACGAGTACCATCTACATTACCATTTAGATTTCCAGTTACATTACCAATAACTGGCCCCCAAAATTCAGCCGCTGTTACATTTCCAGTAAAGTGTGCTGATGCAGCAGAGATATGAACACCAGTTAAACTAACAGCTATGGTTGGATTACCTGATCCTCCAGCAGCATTAGAAATAGTAATACCACTTCCACCTGTTAAGGTTCTTCCATAAACACTTCCTCCAGCTACAGCTACTAATCCAGTAACATTTGTAATACTTGTAAAAGCATTAATAGTAGAAGCATCGACAGTTATATCTACACCATTTAATGTAAAGATTCCATTAACATTTACTCTACTATCAGAAAGTTGTAAGGCACTGTCTAATCCATCACCACTTTGAATTGTTTGTAAGGCTCCTATAATTCCTTGATTTACAGACGTATCTATTTTAAGAATTTCTTTATATGAATTGGCAATCTGTCTTCCTGTAAATGATGTACTCATATGTTATTCCAATCTCTTGTTTCAGCTTGCCACTCATTTAAATCTGTGTTCCAAGATGTATTACTTGCTAAATTTACATCAGGTCTAGGATTCCGAATACTTGGATCATCTCTAACATTTGGAGATTTATTTAATGGGCTATTGACTAAATTATAAGCTCCATCCCAATCAGTAGGACAAACTAACATTCCATAACTATTTAAACGCATTACTCTATGTTGATACCTAAATCCACAAGTATCACATATAGCTAATGCATTTTTATTATTAGCCATTACACATATCCTAATTTAGGTTTAAAGTAAAGGCTTGCTCTTTCTTTATCTTCTTCCATTGCATTTCTAAATTGTTCATTATATACAGTCTTTAACATAGCTATTCTTGTAGCTTCAATGCCTGGTCTTTTCATTGACATATAATAAGCTAACCCTGTGGTTAAACATGGTAGAAATCTTCTAGGTACATCTGCATTCTGACCTGCTGATTTATTTATATCTTGAAGAAATCCTATTCGTTCTACTTTAATAACATCCGTAGAATTTTCAGGAAGAGGCCAAACATATAATGTAGGATAACTTTGATTACGTTTAACCGTGAATTGAGATGGTCTACCAGTTTGCCCTTTAGCTGGAATTTTAAGATACTCTTCAAAAGATATCCTTGTCATTTGCAAGTCAGTATTACTTCTGTTGAGAACAGCTTCCATTACGTCAATTGTAGCCGTACTTAAATCATAAGTAGTGGTACTGGTTGTAACCGTAATAGAACTGACATCGGTAGACCATAGTAAGACTCCTTGATTTTGCCAGTCAGTTAATAACAAATTCAAAGATCTTCTTGCAGATGCAGGTTCATGTCCTAAGATTTCTCCTCCACCTATCATTTCCATTGCTTCCTGAATAACGGAATCAATATCTAAATCAAATGTATATGTACCTGATAGTGCCATACTAATCCTCGTATTCCATTAAACTTCCAATCCTGTAGATTGTTTTGGTTCTATATATTTAACATAGTCTTCATCAACTAATGCCCATAAATCTCTATCTTTAATTTTCCAAAGCTGTGACTTTTTTTTGTCATGATCGATATACGATACTTCTACTTTGTCTAAGCCTACTAAAACAGGAGGGTTATGTAATCCACATAAACCTCTAACAACCTGTGCTTTCCATCTTTTAGCAGCTTCTACTTTAGAAATTTTATCCCCCTCTAGAATATTTTTAGTTGCCTCTAAAGATATACAAGATACAAAAATAAAAGCTATAGGAGTTCCTTTTTTAGAAACCAAAGGTTTTACAACTTTAGGAGTTGATACTTCTTTAGTTAAAGTAGTTGTACATCCTATTAGCATTACACTTAATAATATTAATATGTATTTCATTTCTTTTTCTTTTTTACCCTACCAACATTTTTCTTAGGCTGAGTTCCATATTTAGTCTTCCACCTATTATAAATTTTAGGTTTATTTATCTTTAGAAAGTCTCGTTGTTTTTTAGATTTAAAAGGCATTAGCTATCGTAATGTGAAGCTACAAAATTATTACCAGTTAATTCTTTTACAATACGTTTTTTCTCAGAACGAAGATTACGTTTACCTTTACTTGTATGAGCTTTCTCTGCATCAACTCGACCCAGTTCTTCTAATCTATTTTCACGACTAGTATTTACTTTACCACCCTTACTATACTTTTTTACCTTACCACCGTATGCCATATTCTTAGCACGTTTCTTTTCAGACATTGTACCTGAACGAGATTCTTCAGCAGGAGATAATCCTATACGACTCATCTTACCACCATCAGCTTTTTTCATAACTTGACCTCCATCTTTTGCATTTTTTACTTTAAGTTTTTTACGTTTTTGTGAATGACGAAGAACTCCATCTTTATCATATGTAGGTGCTCCTAAAATTTCTCTAATCTCTTTATCAGACATTCCCTTCATCCAAGCTGGCATAACTTCTTTTACTTTTACTCTGCCACCTTTTTTCATAACTTGTCCTCCTGTTTTCCATCTGCCACCACGAGCTTTAATTGCTGGCCAATATTTACTTTTTGTACCTTTCTTCTGCTCTCCTCGTTTATAACCTTTTAATAGGCCATCATATTCATAACCTAAATCTTTTATTTTTTTATCCATTATGATATTACCTTTCCAAATCCACGAAGAGCTTTACCTACTCCACGAGGTGATCCAACTTTCCCACCTTTCTTTTTAAGAGTAAGGCCACCACCCATAACTTGATCCATGATATCTTCTAGTTGTCCTCGACCCATACCTTTACCTTTCATAGCTTCAAATGTTTGATCAGCCGTACCGGGTGGCATAGGTCTAAGTTTTTCTTCCATCTTTTCTCTAGGATTAAATTCTCTCATATCATCTTCACCAAGACGAGATTTAGATTTTAATTCACCACTAGGATGTTCTACTATACTACGTTTTTGACGAGGATATTTAACTTTTGGTGGATTACTTCCTCGTGGGATAGCTTCACCAGTAAAAGGAGATTTTCTTCTACCTTGACGTATTAACATTTGTTGTCGATCTCCACCTGATGTAGATGCTGTTTTTAAATCACCCTCCATATCAGCTTCTTGTTGTTTACGTAATTTACTAAATTCTTTACGTTCAGCTGAACTCATATGCTGTAAATCTTTTTTAGTAAATTTCTTTTTAGATTTTGGTTTAGGAGCAGGTTTCTTTTTCTGAGCTTTCTTAGCTGTAGAAGCTGTAGCTTTTTTAACTCTATCTTTTCCTAAATGTTCCTCTGCTAATTTCTTACCAAACTTACCAGCAAACTTTTTAGTATCATCTACCATAATAGATGGTTTCTTTAAAAGGGTTGCTGCAGCTTTAGCTGCTTGCATGGCTAGTTTACTGATAAGTTGACCTACCATTTTACTTCCCTTCTCTTTTATAAACTGTACTTTTATCTATAGGAAAACTTTCTCCTTGAGGATAATCTTCATTACATATAGCATGTATAGGTCCATGAACGGCTGGTCCTGTATGAGCAGCTCCAAATCCCTGTCCTGTTGGTTTTGCCACAAGTAATTTTGAATTGTCTTTAGTATAAGCCATTATGCTTTCCTCCGATTTAATTTACGTAGTGTTTGAGCAAACCTAGCTCTTTGTCCTAGTTTACCTTTTTTCTTAGCTGCAGCATTTAGTTTAGAAGCAGAAATTGTTTTACCTTTTTTAACTCCTAATTCTTTTCTTAATGCTCCAGGTTTTTTAATAGCTTTTTTAATATTAAGTTTCTTTTTCTTTCCTGCCATTTTAATCTCCTGTCCTATATTAGATCGACTAATAGACATTAGGTTGATCCTTTAATTAATGTATCAGGTCCACCAGCAGGACTAGCATTAACAGCCATATTATCTTGTCTTGTTCTACGTGCTTGATTTCTTAACATATTAATATGATACTGATATTGTGTTTCCCATAACTGAGTAGCCGTACCATCTTTTATAAATAGACAAGACTCAACCATACAGGCAGAGAATAAAGCATCGTAACAAAAATCTGTAAAGTAATTTGATGTGGTTCCTGTAGATGTAAGTGTCGTAGGTCTAGATACATATATAATCTCTCCATCAAAAGTAGACACAGGAGTAGGAACAACTTTAATTTGAGTGTTGTTTTTATATGCATAATAAACAGGATACCCTACACTAGCACTTACAGGCCAGTAATCATTTACGTAATCAATTGTACGTAATAACATATTCTTTCTTGACCCATCTTGAATCATAGAAAAACTACGGACAATACGAGTGCCTGTAGGAAGTGTTAGATTATTATTTGTAATTGGTACAGCTAGAGATACTGTTGTATTTAGTCCATGATCATCTAAATCATTTGTTAATTTAATCTCAGCTTTATTAACAATTTTAGGCAACTGAGTTTGAAACTCTGTTGAATCATTTTCTATAGTATTCTTTATATCTGTAATTAAATAATCATAATTAGGCATAATTAACCATAGTATACCATAACAGTAGAAGCTGATGTAGGAGCAGATACCATAATCTTACCTAAGAACTTTACACCTTGCTCTCCAAAATAAGCATCATGAGTTCCAGCAAATTTAATTCGGGTAAGAGTCTTTGCTGTATTAACAGAAGTAAAAGTATCGGTGATATTACATGTACCAGTAACAGCAGCAGTAATTCCTAGAATACGAGTACCTATTGCAATAACATCTCCCATACCACCTGTAGCTGTAGTTGGTACAGTTGAGGTAGAAAAATCTATAAGCTGTCCACTGCCTGTAACTGTTGCAGTTTTAATATTTGTAGCCATTTTATTCCTTTCAAATAAATAGAGTAGGGAGAGCTTTTACACTCTCCCTCTCTTTAGATATTAACTACCTTGACTTCCAAAGTAACTTCTCCAATCAGAGAACCCGAAGCTATAACGCTCACGAGCTTTGAATCGAAGATTACCTGTATCAAAATCAGGCTCCATTTTAGTTTGTAGTGGAACACGTACAAACATCTTGGCTCCATTTGGTACATCAGTCTTGATGTAGTAGTTATTGGTATCGGTAAACCTACGGTTCACAAAGAAACCTTCAGGAATCATACCCATGTGACGAATAGCATTAATGTTATTCTGGGCATAAGTTCCATCACCAGTTCCACCAGCAACAGTTGAGCCGGGTGAATGTAGGATCTGATCAGCAGTAGACCACAGATCAGGTGGTATATGCAATGAAACAGCAGACGAACCAATTAGAATATTACGATCATCTTTGATCTTTTGAATATTCGTTATAACTGTTTCTAGTGCGGCTTCTGATAAATCAGCTGCGGCAGCTAGGTTCGACTGTACTCCAGCAGATACCGTTGGGTGTGAAGCACTAAAGAAAGCAACGCCATCTCCACCAACGTAAGCAGGTGCAGTACTAAAGCCATTATTAAAGACATCAGCACCTTTCACTTGCTTAGTGTTTGCCATTGCACGAGCAAGGCCACGAGCACGAAGTTTAGAGAAGGTATCATAAAGATTATCTTCCATAGCTTCTTCCGTGACTGCAAATGCAAGAGCAACCGTTTCGTTAGTGTAACGAGAAACGTATGTTTCTTGTGCAGTATCGTAGCTGACTGCTGCTCCTTCACCTTTAACAGGTGCAGTAGCAAAGCCAGTGAACATTACTTCCTCTTCAAAAGCACGATCAGAATTCTCGACTTCAAAGAGAGCCTCATGTTCATTATTAACTTCCCCATACTCAAGACCGAATACGGCATTAAGACCAGGGAGAAGTTCTTTGGCAATACTAGCTCTTGAAATAGCCATTTTTTATCCTCCCTTATTAAATTGGGCCGACAACACTAGAAGCAACATCGAACATATTCATATTACTACGCAGTATTTTAACTGCCATAATAGGGAACGCACGTTCCGTAGCAACATCGATGTCATTTCCAGGTATGTCTTTAACACCAACTGCTTTAACTGGTGCAGTTGTTGCCACCCTGGTTGCAGCCTTAAGTCCGAATCCAGATATACCTGTAGCAGTATTTCCAGCCCCAAGAGTTAACGCAAAATTTAAGTATATATCTCCAGCCGAACACGAAGCATCTGCCATGACATAATACGTCATATCAGTATCTGCCATCACATGTGCCTGTATATTAGTAGCTGATGTATTAGCTGGCCAGTACTGATTAAACTTTGGAACTCCATCGGATTCATAATAAACCCCTTGGAATACACCAACAGCATAATCGGCAGCGGCACTTACTGGTTCAATATTACCCAAGCTTGTCTTTACGAGATCTCCTTTAAAGATATTACGAGCATCTCCTGAAGCAATCGGCAATATTTTCATACCAGTGCTATTAGCACCAGATCCATATATTCGTGCAGGTTGGAGTCCACCTAATACGGAAACTTTAGTATCCATTTAGTTTTCTCCTTTCTATAATCAAACTAAAAGATCAATCCTGAAACTTAGGATTTTTTCCTCTAGTCACGGTTGACTTACTAGTATTAAAAATGGGCATACGAGAATCATTGTTACTCATTAATTGGCTGTTAACAGCATTCATTAATTCGTTTGCTTTATTCTCATAATGCTCTTGTCTCGCTTTCGCACGACCTGCTGGCATTTTTGCTAGGGCCACATCCCCCCTAACAACCGTACCTGCATAGCGACCTGTCTCCATCACGATAGAGGTTGAACTCAATTCTGGAACTTCATCTGGTGTTACGAACACCCATCCATCTCTTTGACGTTTGCCGACATTTTGATAATCGTCAACGCCTCGTATATGAATTCGTATCCATCGAAGGGTCATACCTTGATTTTTGAATCTGTCTTCTACTTCCTGTGGGATAGCTAAAGCATCTTCTTCTTCAAATGTATAAACTTCTTCTCTAGTTTGATGGTCCCTGTCTTGTGAACTACGTGATTCTGTCCGTGCCATGATTATTGTCCTCCACGCTTATTGGTTGCTACATTCGTATATTCACCTTCAGCCTTATCGACTTTAAGCTTTTCGGCAGCATATACTTCAAGTGGTATCTTCCATTTATTAGCCAAACGGATGTCTTCTTGACTTAGTTTAACCTTACGGCTATTGGAAGTACTGGGAGAGCGTGACGTACCAGCAACCACTTGAGCAGGTGACGTTTCCTGCTTACGACTTTGTGAATTTGATTCTTCAGATTTTCCTTCAAATTTATTAGGAAAAGTTTTCTGAAGTCTACTATTCACTTCTAAATAAAATTCGTCTTCACTGGGATCCCATCCCTCAGACTTTAATTCTTTATCTATCTCTAATGCACCATAAGTCATGATTTGATCTTTACCAAACCAATCATTTTCAGATGCCCATCTCATTGCTCTAGGATCAGGCTTTTCTTGAACTTGTTGTTGTTGGGCTGTTCTTTGATTTGCCTGTGTCTTTTCATAATTTATTAATGCAACTTTTGCTTCATCAATACGTTGTTTTTCAAATTGAGCTTGATTTAAAATTTCTTGTGATTGAAGTAATTGTTCTTTGTCTCCACTATCAAAAGCATTTAAGTAAGCAGCTCTAGCTAATTCAATTTTATCATCAACTTGTTTAGAATTTAATTCAATATTATGTTTAGCACTTGAAGCAACTTCATCTTGTTTATTATGTAATTGTGATTGTAGTTGACTCTTCTCTTGAATTAAATTTTGAATTTCCTCATCACGTTCTTTACGTTGACGAATTAATTTTCTAATTCTTTTTTCTGCTCCTTTAGTTTCAATCCCCTCTAGTTCAGGAGTATCACTCTCTTCTTTTTCACTAGTAGTATCAACTTTTTCTACTACTTCTTCTTTTGTTTCTTGAGTAACCTCTACTTTAAGATCTTCTTTGGGATCTACTTCTATTTTATTCCAACTAGCTTCTTCTACTTCTTCTACTTCAATCTCTTTTTCTTCACTCATAATTTACTCCGTTGTTGACGATTCAAACGTATTACGTCTAAAAGTTTATTATACACTATTACTTACCTAGTAGGCAAGTTTTTAATGACTTAAATTAAATGTAGGATCTAAGTCTTCAGGAGAATCTACTCTCATTAATATTTGATCATCAAAGATTAAGATAAACCTTTGACCTTCATAAAATAATTTCTGACCTGTATGTTTACCATAACAGACATGATCCCCTACTTTACACCAAGCTCCTTTAGGAAATTTATTCTTATCTTCATAAGCCAACTCTCCTACTACTTCTACTTTACCTACAGTTGTTAGATAAGCAATATCATCTTGTAAAGAGTCAGGAATAAAGATACCACTCTTTGTTTTTGCTTTAACAGTCATAGGTCTTACAAGAATATGATAACCTGGAATATTTGGTAAGTTAATAACCTTTGGTTCTCCTTCTATAGAATCAATCCATTCATCATTCTTAATAGCATTTGCTAATGGTGGTTGTCTCATTTAAAAGTCCTCTTCATCATCTGAATGTTGTATACGTTTTAGAATATTTTTTATTTCTTGTCGTGACCATTCTATACCACTAATAGACCCGACTAACTGTCTATAGTGAGCATAGTCTTCTATACTTCCAGATGCTAACGAATTCTTTAATGTATCAATTTCTTTATTATATGATTGTAGTACTTCATCCCAAATATCCATTAAGATGTGGCAGCCCAAATAGATATAATTAAAGCAGCTACTGCAACCCACATAGACTTACAAGATAATCCACACTTACAATGCATAGCTTCAAACTTAGCTATAATCCCTTCAATCATAATCCTGGTCCTTTATTCTCACGAGTTTTTTTCGTAGGGTTTGGAATAGCCCACGTACTTTTTTCAAACTCATCTGTAATCCCACTCTTTGCTCTTACAGACCATTCTGAAGAAGGTATGTTATCAAAGTTACCTACGGACTCACTTTGATCATTATTACCTGATAACCCACGATTTGTTGATTTACCCATTAGTTACTCCTCTCCTTCTAGTCGTTCATCTCTATGTGTTTTAATATTTTCTAGTTCTATATCACGTTCAGTTTTCATTTCTTGTTTAGCAAAGTCAGCTTGAATTCCTGCAAGCTTCATTTGTTTTTTTGTTTCATCTTCTAATGTAGCTTTGGCAACATCAGTTAAAACTTTTATCGTATCGTTAGTTTGTTGTAAAGCTCGATCTTGTTCTCTCTCTTCACTTTTCATTAATGCTACTGCACCTTCTGAAATTGTTTTAACTTTAAGTTCACTCTCTTTAAGAGTAATCTGTCGGTTTTTAATCTCAAGATCAGCAGCATCTTTCATAGCTTCTATATCAAGCTTTTCTTTCTCTAACATAAGCTGATCTTTTTGTAAGTTAATTGTTTGCTGTTCAATAGACTGTCCCATATTTTGAGCAGCCATTTGATTAGCTTGCATTACCTGTTGAGCAGCTTGAGCCATTGCTTGTTCAATAACAGCAGGATCTTGAGAACCTTGAGCCATCTGTTGAGTTACTCCACTCATCTGTTCTTGATACTTCATTACTGAATGTTCTTGAATATTAGCTTGGAGTATAGGAACAATTCTTTGCATAATAGGATTAGCCCCATTAGCTGGATCTTGCATATAAGCCATCTTTACTTTGATATGAGCTTCATGATCTTGACCTGGAAAAGCAGCAATAGGAATTCCTTTTGTTGCAGCCATAATATCTGATACAGGATCAAGAGTACGAGGCTGTTGTTTAGGTGGTAGTATCTCTTCAATGTTAGGCATGTTAGCTGAATTAAGAATTGTTCTATTTAATGCTTCAAGATTGAACATACCCGGAGGTGAGTTTTGGGATAGTTGAAGTGCCATTTGAGCCATCATCATACGGTGAGCATTTGAAGGAATGTTTGGATCACTGACAGGTAATACATCAACTCGACCATCAAAGTCTTTCCTAAATATTTGCTGATCAGCATTAGGAATCTCATACGGATATTTAGATGGTAAGTATTCATAATCAATTGAAGCTAACAATCTAAATTCATCTCTCTGAGATTTGTGCAGTCGTTTATGAATTGCACTAAAGAACTTGCTTGATGCTTCAAGCAGTGCCATTGTCGTTCCTACAGGACCATAAGACGATCCTTCAGAAATAACTTGTTCTGAACTATCGGCAAATCTTTGTCCTGCAGCAGCTACAAACTGAAGCATCTGGTAAAGAGTTGAGGAAGGCTCCTTATATGGCAAGGGAACAATAGCCTTTGAGAGATCAATACCAGTTGACTCCACTTCTTTAAACTCACCGGGAGCGATAGGATCATTGTCACCAACTACCCTTACACCCTTTGCTTTAAAACCTCCGGGTAAGTTCGCAAATTGACCAGCATCAACTAAGGCTCTCATGGCTGCAGTAGCAGTCATTGTCAGATTACCTAAGAAATGAATTAGGCCAAACCCATAGAAACCAAATCCAGGAACAAACCTATAGTGTGTAAAGTGTATTTTCTTTTCTCGACTAGGATCATCTTGGTTAAAGTTTCTACGAATACTTAAAACTTGTTTTGAACTTTCTTCTATTGTAACAATATAAGGTAAGGCTACTCCATCAGGATCATTAAATGGTGAAGGAAGATCTAGATAACAATGTTGTTCTAGTAATGTAAACTGTGGATCATTATCACTAGAGGGAGAGAACCCTAAAATAGTGTTCATCTTCTCTCCCATTGCATTAAGATCAGGATTACCAGGTTGAGGTAAATCTATTTCATTATAGATTCCAGCAGCGATATCCCTTTTAAGATCATTAGGACTACGATAGATTACATGAGTGTATCGATCAGCCCTTCTAAGATCACTAGCATAATATGAAACATAAAACTGATCAATAGGTACAAACTCTGAAACAGGACGTTTTAAGTTTGCATCATAATAAATCTTTTTAAAAGCTGATCCTATTAATGCTAAATGAAATAACATTCTTTCAAACTCATCGAAGTATTCAGTCATCTGTTCAGTGACTTGATAATTCATAAAGTCCTTAACACGATTAGCTTGCATTTCCCTTTCAGGAGTTTGCTTACCAATGATCTGAGTTTTAATTGGACCACCAGCAGGAAATAATTCTTGAGAAGCTTTTGATTGAAACTTAACTGCTGACTCAATGAGTAAAGGATGTACGGCTGTACATGCACCTTCAAATGGTTCTGTTGCATCTTGAAGTTTTAAACCTAAGAGATCAAACCCTCGTTCAAACATATCTTCCCATTCACCCCGGGAATCTTTATCACTTTGATAATTGTTATAAACTTGATTTGCAATATCATCTAGTTCGTCATCGTCTATCTGTTCAGATAGATCATCGTACCATTCACCTAAACCAATAGGCTCATCTTCTTCAGTTAAAATTTCTTCTGATCCTAAATCGACAGTTACTCCTCCATCTGGTTCTACTTCAAAAGATGCAGAAGACTCCTCTGTTGCTTCCATGTTCATAGGAACAACATTAGTCTTATCCGTGTCATAAGGATTTTTTTCTATTGCCATATAATATCCTCCACTTTATAATTATAAGTATACACTTAAAAGTTCCAGTAGGCAACTCTTTTTTTACTTTTTTGTTCATCTTCTGCATCAGGATCATCAGGGTGTAATAAGTTCCAAGAATCTTTCATGTAATGAACAGCCATTGTCATAGCATCTACTTGGTCATCATGTGCTCCATTCGGAAAGACAATCAGTTCATCCACTAACTCTTCTGCCCATTTCTTTCCTTTAGGAAACCATACTCTTCCTGCTTCCATTGAAGGAGTTGCAGCATAGACTCTGGATATCTTATCTCGATCAGGAGTATAGTCTAATACAGGTAGACCAGCCCTACGCATATCCTGGATTAATGATTGACCACTAGCTTTTTTCTCTACTATACAAACATCTGGTTTGTGTTCATCAAAAGACATTTGAGCCATACGTCTGAGTTCAGGATACTCGTAACGACCACGAAGGTTCCCTAATAAAATTAATTGTGCTTCTGAACTTTCAATTCCATCATGGGTTTGTTCAGGAGCATAGAAGATACCCCATGTTTGAATAACACTATAATCAGCAGTTGTCTTTGTGGAGAAAGCTGTATCATATGTTTGAATAATAAAATCACAACCAGGTGGATCTTCATGAGGCCACCACTCAATCCATTTCTTTTTAATAAGACCACCCTCTTCTGGAGTAGGGTTCTGCATATAAAGAGACTCCCAGTACTTTGTACCGTTAGTAGCTTTGATTTCTTCTTCATCTATTTTAAGTAATTCTTTTGGTTTCCACTCAGGAAAGTAAGATGACCCAACAGGAAGATCTAAAAGATCAGAAGTTTCTTCATCAACCCATGCAGGTATCTTAATAACCTCCCAAGGAATTGTTACGTAATCTTTCATCTCTCGTTCTTGTTTTAATAACCAACCACATAAATCATCATGATGGTACCGGGTATTAATAATAACAATTGAACCATTAGGCATGATACGAGTACGTAAACCAGAAGGCCACCATTCCTTTACATACCGTCTACCTGCCGCACTAAAGGAATCTTCTTCAGACATGACATCATCAAGGATAGCTATGTGAGCACCACGACCAGCAATCTGTGATCGTACACCAGCAGCATAATAAGATCCCTTCTGATTTGTCTGCCACTTACCAGCCGCACGTACATCTTGTCTAAGACTTACACCTGTAAATATATTCTGGAAGTCTTCACTATTAACAATATCCCTTACTGCTCTACCAAAATCAGATGATAGTTGATCACTATGAGATACAGTTAATACTTCATGATTAGGATGTTGTCCTATATACCATGCAGGAAATAACTTAGAACATATAACAGATTTAGAACTACGAGGAGGAAGAAAGACCATTAATCTTTTAATATCCCCATCTAATATCTTTTGTAGTTTATCTGATATAACTTCAATATGTTTACCCATCTTCCAATCAGATACTAAGGTAGGGGCTGTACGTTTAACAAACGATAAGAAGTTAGTATTAGCTTTAGCTGTAGAATAATTATCTAATGATGTTCTTAATGATAATAATGATTCTATTTGTTCATAATCAATGTTTATGTTTTCTTCTGTTCTCATTCTTTTTATGATCCTCTAAATATAATAAACGTAAATCCATAAGTACAGTAATAACATGAGTTACATAATCTCTTATCTTCTCTCCTCTATAAGATCTTTGTAAGGCTGCAGGAGCTACTGCTAATCCTCCTGTTACTTCTTTTAATATTTGACTTATAACTGTACAACAAGATAAAGAAGATAGCTGAGTAAATTGATTATCTAACTCACCTTCCTTTAAGTCCATAAGTTTCTCCATCTCTCTTAAAGAATCTTCCTTACTATCATATACCATTATACATTACTAACCCTTTTTTTTAATTAATACTGTTACTACACTATAATAACATACTTTTTAATAGTTGCCAAGTAGAAAAATATATGTTATACTAACTATATAGTCCGGGGGGTAAAGATATAGTATCTTTATCTCTTTTTTTATCTCTAGGGTACGGATCTAAAAGTTAATATGATGAAGACCTAGTATTTTTTTAAATATATGTCACCCCCTGTTTATATATATATACCCCCACGGATCTTTCCCCCCACCCCCATAGACAATCAAGACATAGCAGAGATATTCTATATCTCTTAGAGTTTCTAAGTTAGTGAGTTCTTACGAACTAACTGTAGAAACTCAAGAGATATTGATAGAGTTTGGTTGGTTTGACGATGAAGCTGGAGAGTTTCATAGCCTATGGCTATAGTATTACTCTTTGAGCCATAGTCAGAGACTATCCAGATATTCCCAAGCCTTTGATATTCCTACAGAATATCTAAGACAACAGCCAAGTCTTATGGTTCGGGATTTGATGAACCCAGCTTATTCATCCAGAGTGGATGATGAGTTGATATGATGAAACCATTAGGTTATATAAGTTTTAATATATCTCTCCTACTTAGGAGAGAGATATATAAAACATAGATAACCTTAAATAGGAGATTTGCAGTGAGCAATTTGAAAATAGACGTTGAACACTTAAACCATCTTTTTAGTCTCAACGATGAGACTGCTGACCTTGAAGCTGAAGTATCAATTGGTTCAATTGATGGGGCTGTTGATGTTTGGTGTACCACTACTGGTACTCCACAAGGTACTTTTGATGATATCCATGAAGCATTATATGCTTTTGTCCCAGAGGATTTATATTAAACTTTTATAGGAAAGTTTGTGAATATGATAAAATTATATTTTTTAACTTTGTGTCTTAGTTTGATCGGTACGGTAGGTGGATCGATCTTTGTCTTGACAAGTAACTCTATCAATGAAATGCAAGTCCTTGCCTTGATTGGTGGAGTTATCTGTATCTTTGGCAACTTTGTTGCCATCTGTATGGAAACAACAAATTCTTAGAAACGATATGAAAAGAAAGGGAAGTAAATATGAGTACTACAGCACTTGAGAAAAGAGCAGATAAGTTTGTTCAAGATTTATCACTTCAATATCTAAGAGAGTATGCATTTAATCATATACTTGTTGTGTACAAGTACTATGGTATTGGTGATGATAAGTTACTTAATGATTTTATAAAGGAGAAATAGTTTAGATAGACTTACTTACTGACTTCTTAGGAAGTAAGTTAGTATATCTTATAACCCTAGCCATCGGAGGTTTAACATGGCAACATTACAACAACTCGTTACAACGAAACCAAAAAAGAATGCAAAATTGCAAATCACTCGTAATTCTTGGAAAGACATTCCAAGCAAAGCTGATGATCCTAAAGCATACAGCAAAGCTGTAGAGGGTGGAGTACCTGTTAGAGTGCTTCACTCTACTGGATCATATAAAGTTATCAAGAATATTGATAACTTACCAGAGGGTATGGACAATCGGTTCGTAGCCTAATCTACTTAGCTAAGTGAGTGTCTTTTAGGCACTCACTGACTAAGTAGATTTTTTAACTAAAGAGGGGTAACGTGATGACCTATAAAAAAGATACTATTTACAAAGCATTAACCGATCCAGAGAGGGTGGCAAAGATTATGTTAAGAAATGAGAAAAGACATTTACCTATGCATAATTATCAAGATCATTCAGAAGTTCCAACAAGTATTATGGACTTTGTAGAAACTGTTTGTAGTGCTCCAATCAATGAAGTATCTATTGAAGAAATTAATAATTTCTTAAATAGTTATGATGAATGGTGCATTAATCAGGATGTAAAACATATCGTTAATAAACATAAAGGATAATAGGATATGATTATATTAGACGTAATAGTAATACTACTATGTGTAGTCATAGTAGGGGTTGCTTTGTGGGCATCATTCTCACCATTTAAATAGAAAGGATAATATCTAATGAAACTAAAAACATTTATAAAAGAATTTTTAACTGTGTTATTTTTATTCGGTGTATTATTTGCAGTAGGAGTAGTTTGGTAATGGAACAATTACACATTTCAAAATTAAATGGAAAGCTTGAAGACTTTCAAGCTATTGGCTCTAATACTTTGACCAATCCATTTTGTTTGACACAACACAATCCAAAATTAGCTAAAGCTATTGGAAAGTTTGTCAATAAAAAGTATAGTGAAAACAATCACTTAAAGAATATCTGTAAGATATGTCGTAAAAATCCAAAGACTAATATAGCTCTATGGACAAAGAGAAAAGACATAGTGCAAGGTTTCTTTAAGGTACATCCAAAACCTAGAAATTTAATATTAGTTTATAGTAATCCTATAATTAACAAACCAATTACTAAGATACCTAAATACTTTAATAAAGTATTTAATAATGTCTTAAAAGATGACTTCAAAGATAAGCAGAATTGTACAGGTCAAAAGTGTAAAGACTGTCTACGATGCTATGACTTTAGTCAAAAGATAGATAACAATATTATCTATGAGGCTGTTAAACGATCCAAGGTTAAAGAACGAATATGTGAAGCTTGTTATAGCCATGCTACATTTAAGTTTAGAACTAATATGAAACCAAGCTTTGAAAAGAATTCAAGACTGTTCAAGACTGATCTATGTGATGAGCAAATACCTAACTTCAATATGTTAAGATATCTTAGGATATCTCAACATGGAGAATTACTAGACAATCCAATTTAAATCAGGTATAATATCTCTTAGAGGTTGAACAGTAGTGAAACCTCTTAGAGATATATAATAGAATGGGAACAGAATTATGAGAATACACTCAGGATTTGATGGTATCGGAACAGCTTATCAAGCTGGTAAAAATATTGGATTACCAATAGAACGATACTATGCTAATGAGATAGATCCATTTGCTATACAGATAGCAAAGAAAAATCACCCAGATATTATACATTTGGGTGATATAATAAATCAAAGTCCACCTAATAATGTGGATCTAATGATAGCAGGGTCACCTTGCCAAGGCTTCAGCTTTGCTGGGAAACAATTAGCATTCAACGATAGTCGTTCACGATTATTCTTTGAGTGGATTCATTTGTTTAATAAGATTAAACCAAAATGGTTTCTCTTTGAGAACGTAAAGATGAAGCAAGAACATCAAGATGTTATTAGTAAATATCTAGGTGTTCAACCTGTTGAGATTAACTCAGCAGAACACTCTCCTGCATCTCGTAAGAGATTGTATTGGACAAATATACCGATAGCCCCTATAAAGATGGAAGATATTTGTCTGCAAGATATCTTAGAAGATGGCTATGTAGATAGATATAAAGCTCATTGCATCGATGCCAATTACTTTAAGGGTGGCAATCTAAAGTCTTACTTTGAAAAGCACAGAAGACAGTTAGTCTTTAGTGACGAGGGGCTGTGTCATATAGGTGATGCTGATCTCAAAGGTCATGACAGTATCAAGAGAGTGTATCACCCCAAAGGTAAAGGACCAACTCTTACTACTATGCAAGGTGGACATCGTGAACCTAAAGTATTAGCAAGTGAGACAACATGGAGAAAGCTCACTCCTCTGGAGTGTGAGAGATGCATGATGCTACCTGATGGGTACACTGAAGGTGTAAGCAACACGCAAAGGTACAAGTCATTAGGTAACTCGTTCTGTTGTGCAACCATTGAACATATTTTGAAAGGATTATTATGAGAGTTATAGATACAAATGAAATTAAAGCATTAATTAACGATCTCTATTGGGAGTACGATAGGATGTCATCTTCTGGTAAAGAAACATTAGATAGAATGGATCAAATATTTGGAGCCACCACTGATAAAAAATAGGAGAATAGGTATGCATTTACAACCAGAGTTTGATATAATATGGGAAGCTTTGTGGGATTATCAAGAGAATGTACTTAATAATAAGAGTGACTACTACGTTGAAGAACGTGATGCTAAGTGGGATGATATATGTGGTGCTATGGCAAGAGTAACTGAATCATTATGTGATGGAGAGGGGTGTGGCTATGTCGATGAAGAAAACTATCATGCAACAAGTTGAGGAAGGTCAACGAAAACATTTGGAATCAAAGCTAATTGTTATAGGGTGTGGTAATGAAAAAGAAAACCAAACCTTTAAAGAGAAACTTGTTAGTCAGTGGATAGAAGCTGAAGGATGTAACAAAAACTTTAGAAAGGAGAAGTAGATGAACACACAAAGAACTCCAGCAGACAATTATCATCTTGACTTAATGATAGCCGAAGCAAATGGATTATCAGTTGACTTGGTAGACAAGATCCCACTCTTTATCATTGAAGAGATTCGGGAATATTTTTTAAGGAGAAGTAAAGATGGGTGAGTATGAGTGTATGAACTGCAATGAAAAATTCCATCTTGATGAACCACCTTGGGATGGCTTAGAAATGTGTGATGAATGTAGAGAGGAGCCTAACTATGAAGTATAAATCTAATGTAACGATGAAGTATAAACAAATAGATAAGCAACAAGCTAAGTTGTATCCAACGATGTCAACAAAAGAAACACGTATAACAGCAGACGAATTACGTAAACGTAAGGCTGTCTTTTATAATTGGAAGGATCAAGAAATCCATGAATAACTTTGAAGATATAATTAATTCTTATAAAAATATTACAATAGGAATTCTTAAAGATTATCAAGAAAGAATAAATGAATATGATCTTAGCTTATGGCAAAGCTTTGATGAGGTAATTAGTTTTATGGAAGATGAAAAGGAATGGGGTGATTATGATACCATATCTAACAAGACTAAAGATAAAAATTCTTAAAGAAGAATTACTTTACTTCTTAAATAAATATAATTCAATGGATCATGATGGTGGAAGATATAACACTACAGTAGATGTATTGAATGAGAGAATTTTAGAACTCCAACGTGAGTGGAACCTTAAAGATGCTAGACATCGAAGACAGGTAAAAAAAATTGAAGCTAAGAATCGTAAAGAACAACCAGACTAATTGTAACTTAGTGTAGTGAGTTCTTACGAACTACACTTAGTTACTATTAAGTAGAAAGGAGAAATGAAATGTCGTTAGATCCAGATGTTTCCGAAGATCGATACAATGATATCTGTGAGAACATCTATGTATGTTTAGAAGACTATATGGATGACTATTTAAAGGAGTGCATACGAAGTTCACTATATCTAAATGAGCTACAGGATATGGAAGATTACGAAGACGAGTGGATGGATGAGGCTAAAGATATGTTACTGGAAATTTTACAAAAAGATAAGGGATTAAACTCTAGGATTATAGGAAAGGACGATACAAATGAATAGGCAATGGGAAGAAGAGAATGAGTTTCACTATGCTACAGATACAGATTGGGACAGAGCCGATGCTTATCAAAGAGGTTCTGAAAGACCAGACTTAGCATGGATATGTACCGACAGAGATGCTTGGCATCCGAACCCTTTTTATAAGGGATCACCAATGCCACATCCTGAGACAATAGGAGATGAGGACAATGAAAGTAGCTAAAATTATGTATCTTCAAGCAGTAAAGTTATATGACAAAGCATTAGGGAAACGTAGCCCTTATGCTTCACATCTACGAGGGAAGGGACATGGAATTGAGTCACCTAAGAAAGGGAAAGGTTCTTATATACGTCACCCTAAACATAAATCAATTGACATCTTAACATAAGGAGAGTATTATGATAGAAATAATATTATTAACTAATGCAGTCTTAACTATTCTTTTGTACATAATATAGGAATACATCATGAAATATGAAATAGAATTTAGTAGTGGTATCATAGGTATATTTATAGATAAGATTAAAGCAGCTAGAAAATCACAGAAAGGGTGGACAGCAAGAGAAATATTTTGTGACGTTGCTAGTGAACAGCAACTTACAGATCCAGAAAAAGATATAGCTTGGTGTATCTTAATTGAAGATGTGCTTGGGTATACACAAGAAAAAATTAAAGGACTTGAAGATGCATGGCAAAAAAATAGGGAAAGGCTTATCAGTGAAGGGGATACACCTGTCTCTTTTAAACCTTCCAAAAGACTACCCTCTACACTACACTAAAGTTTTAAAGTGGGTACAACATAATCAAAAGTTAGCATCCACTTATAAAAAACAAGAATGGAAAGACCTATCTGGAGCTAAAGCTAATCGTGCTTCATGTGAAGGGTATGTCCGACATATGAGACACTACCTTAAACATGGGGATTGGATAGATAATTTCTATGGTGAACATCAAGAACTTAAAATATATTGGAGGAGTACATGAAGACATATTTATTTATACAAGTTTTAGTATGTTTTATTCTGATAGGAATATCAAAAGAAGCTCAGTCAAATGAGATGGATTGTCTCGTTGAAGCTATTTATTTTGAGGCTAGAAGTGAGGAATTCGTAGGGCAATTAGCTGTAGCTAATGTTATTTTAGAAAGAGTACGACATCCAAAGTTTCCTGATACTGTTTGTACTGTAGTACGAGACGGTCATTATTATAAAGGGATGCCAGTGAGACATCAATGTGCTTTTTCTTATTGGTGTGATGGTAAAAAAGAAATCATGAAAGACAAACAAGCTTTAACTATAGCAAAACGAGTAGCACATATGGCTCTTGATGGGGTTGTACTTGAAGATGTTCAAGGTGCTACTTACTATCATGCATCATATGCTAATCCTAAATGGGCTAGGCAATTTGAATTTGTCTCTCGAATAGGTAAGCATTTATTTTATGATGATATATCTTATAATATATTTATAGAGGAGGACGATAGTAATGCCCAGTTACAATTGGATTAAACAAAATAGTGATATATATGACAGAATGGAAGAGAATAAAGAAGATGAAATTACAGATTGTAAAAGAGAGATTGATATTCTTAAAAGAAATGTATTAGAATTACAAGATCAATTAAGAAATGCATATATAAAAATTAAAGAGTTGAAAGAAAAAGGATTTTGAAATGTCTAAAAATTTATGGGATAAAGAACGTGACTCTATGTTCTTAGAATTAACCCAAGAATATAAAGATGAAGGTTATTCAACTAAGCAAGCTAAACGATTAGCTAAAAAAGAAACACAAGAAATAATAGCAGATAAGCTAGATTTTGTAGAAGATGTTATCCAAAAATGTTTTGAAGATAGGTAAAATAACTATTGTATTTTACTTTAGTTTATGATACGATGGCTGGAAAGAGAGGGAACATGAGCCAAAATTCTATTGTTAAAGATCGGTTGCCACATGATGAATGTGGGGCTGAAGAAGCTAGAGTTCTATATGAAGATGGACACTGGTACTGCTACAAATGTGAAACATATGGTCATGAGAAAGGAGATGATTACATGGAGAGAACACAACAAGCTCCAATCAAAGGGGTTATTAATAATGTATTGAGTAAAGGAGAAAGCAAAGCTATATCTGATCGAGGTCTATCTTTAGATACAGCAAAAAAGTATGGAGTTACAGTTCAAGCTAACAAACATATTTATCCTTACTTTGATAAAGATAACTGTCATGTGGCTAATAAAGTTAGGCAGACTAACCCTAAGAATTTCTTTACTGAAGGAGATTTACAATCAGGTCAGTTGTTTGGACAGCAATTATTCAATCCTAAATCTGCACAATATATTACTTTATGTGAGGGTGAGATAGATGCTATGTCAGTTTATGAATTGACAGGTTCTATGTATCCATGTGTATCAATTAAGACAGGTGCTGGGGGTGCAGTACGTGACTGTAAAAAGAATCTAGAGTATTTAAATTCTTTTGACAATGTTGTTATCTGTTTTGATAATGACGATGCTGGACGTAAGGCTAGTGCTAAAGTTGCTGAACTGTTTGAACCACAGAAAGCTAGGATAGTAAAGTTAGAGTTTAAAGATCCTAATGAATATCTTAACTTAGGAAAACGTGTAGAATTTACACGAGCATGGTGGTCAGCTGCACCTTACACCCCTGCTGGTATCATTAACCTACGTGACATTGGATCTAAGTTATATGAAGAAGACTTCTGTGATACTTGTTTATATCCTTGGGAAGGATTGAATGATAAACTTTATGGTATGAGAACTGGAGAGCTAGTAACTTTTACTTCAGGTTCTGGTATGGGAAAGTCTAGTATTATCAGAGAGTTAATGCATCATATACTCAAGAGTACAGAAGATAACATAGGTATCCTAGCTCTTGAAGAGAACATTAGGAACACTGCTTTTAATATCATGTCGGTTGAAGCTGATGCTCGATTATATATTAAGGAGATCAGAGATCAATTCAATCGTGAGCAACTGAATGAGTGGGAGAAAGCTACTCTAGGTACTGGTAGGTTGTTTGCTTTCGATCACTTTGGTTCTATATCTAATGACGAGATACTAGGTAGGGTACGATACATGGCACGAGCTTTAGACTGCAAGTGGATTATGTTAGATCACTTATCTATATTAGTCTCAGGTCAAGAAGACTTTGGTGATGAACGTAAGTCCATTGATGTATTGATGACCAAGCTACGTTCTCTTGTAGAAGAGACAGGCATAGGATTGTTATTAGTCTCTCACTTACGTAGACGAGGTGGTGATAAAGGTTTTGAAGAGGGTAAGGAAGTTACGTTGTCCCATCTTAGAGGGTCAGCTTCAATCGGTCATCTATCAGATGCCGTCATAGCTTTAGAACGTAACCAACAGAGTGAAGACCCAACCGAAGCTAACACTACTGTAATAAGAATCTTAAAGAATAGATATACAGGTGACACTGGTGTAGCTACTCACCTTTATTATAATTCTGAGACAGGTAGGATGACTGCCATTGAAAATCCTTTTGATGGTGAACGACAAACAACAGGAGAAGATAATGAAATACCCTTCTAGTAAACGTAAAAAATTTAACCCTGCTTTGTATAGAAAAGCAGACCCACTAGCTAAAGAATGTATTAGTAAATACCTAACGAGTTTAGGTCATAAAGTTCATATACCAAAAGAAAACTATGGTGTAGATATACTTTCTAATCCACCTTTACCACATCTAAATCATCCTAACCATCCTCCTGTTACAGAACATCATGAAGTAGAGATGAAGTTTATGTGGGAAGGAGAGTGGCCTACAGGATGGAGAGATGTTAATATTCCTTTTAGGAAAGCTAGATTAATTGATATGGTTTATAATAAAGATGAGAATGCAAGATTCTTTTTTTATATCATAAGAAAAGATTGTAAACAGGCATGGAAGATGGATGGTAGAGTTGTCCAATCAAGTCCTGTAATTGAAGTTCCTAATCGAGCAGTACCAAAAGGAGAATACTTTTATAAAGTTCCATTAGATAAAGCTGAGTTAATAAATATAGGAGATTAATATGAGTACAGGAGTAATACTAGATATAGAAACAGATGCTCTTGATGCTACTAAAATACATTGTATTGTAGCAAGAGATATTAAAACAAATAAAGTAAATGAGTTTGTACAACAAGAATGTTATACATCTTTTCCTAAGTTTGCTAAGACAGTAGATAAATTTTATATGCATAATGGTTTAGGTTTTGATCAGCCAATAATAAATAGACTAACTGATGCAGATATTAATTGGGATAAAGTTGTTGATACTTTAATACTAACTCAACTTCTTAATCCAATTATAGATAAAGGAAATAGTTTAGGATCTTGGGGAGATCGTTTAGGTTTCCCTAAAGATACTCCACCTAAAGACTTCACTAACTATACATCTGATATGTTAAAGTATTGTAATAGAGATGTAGATGTTACCTTTAAGTTAGTTAATTATCTATCTAAACAATCTCACTTACTCTCTAAGAGATCTATTAAGTTAGAACATAAGATAAGAACTATTGTAACTCAACAAGAGAAGAATGGGTTTGCTTTAGATGAACAGAAAGCTATGTTGTTAATGAATACTTTTAGTGATGAAGCTTTTAAAATTGAGAAGGAACTACAAGATGTCTTTAAACCTATCATTACAAAGAGATATCATAAGACGACTAATAAACCTTTAAAAGATAATATAGAAAACTTTAATCCAGGTTCCCGAAAACAAATTGCTCAACGATTAATATCATTAGGTTGGGAACCAAGTAAGTACACAGATAAAGGTAGTGTAATAGTTAGTGAAGAGATACTATCTAAAATTGATTTACCAGAGGCTAAACTTATTTCTAAGTATCTTCTACTAGAAAAGAGAGTGTCTCAAATAAAACAATGGATAAAAGCTGTAGATAATAATGGTAGGGTACATGGTAGAGTTCAAACTTTATCTACAGTTACAGGACGTATGACCCACAATACCCCTAACATGGCTCAAATCCCTGCTGTCTACTCTCCCTATGGTAAGGAGTGTCGAGAGTGTTGGACTGTATCTGACCCAGATAATTATAGTTTGGTTGGAACAGATGCTTCAGGTCTTGAGGTACGAGCCTTGGCTCATTACATGGGAGATAAAGATTACATTAAAGAAGTTATTGATGGTGATGTACATACAGCTAATCAAAAGTTAGCTAACTTAGAGACAAGAGATCAGGCAAAGACGTTCTTGTATGCCCTAATTTATGGGGCAGGAGCATCTAAGATAGGTAAGATATGTAATACATCTTCATCAGGTGGTCAGAGATTTATTGATACCTTTCTACAAAATGCTCCAGCATTACAGAAGTTAAGAACTAATGTAGATAAAGCTGCTAAGTCTAAAATTATTAAAGGACTAGATGGAAGACAGCTACACATTAGAACTTTTCATGCAGCTTTGAATACTCTTATTCAAGGAGCAGGTGCTATCATCTGTAAGCAATGGTTAGTACAGATGATGGATCATGCAAAAGATTTAGATGTACGTTTGGTAGCATCTGTTCACGATGAGTACCAGTTTGAGGTACATAATAAAGATGTAGAAAAGTTTTGTGCTATTACTAAGATAGCTATGAAAGAAACTGAAGAGATTCTAAATGTCAAATGCCCACTTGACAATGAATATAAGGTAGGTAAAACGTGGGCTGACACTCATTAAAGGAGATACTTATTCCATACGATCCTAAAAAAAATAAATGGGTTAATACAACTCGTAAATTAAATAAAGAACGTCAGTGGCAAGAAAAAGATGCATCTAAAATGTCAGATAAAGACTTACTTAAAGATGCATGGAAATTATATTACAATAATAAACGAAAGGAGAAAAATAACACTTGATTTATAGTTTATAATATGTTATCCTGTTATTAATTAATCAACTTAACAAAGGAGAAATATAGTGAGCAAAGTATTATCAGGAACAGCTTATTGGGCATCAGTTATCACACCTAATACTAAGTTTGATGCAGACGGTGTATGGACAATTGATGTAGGTAACTTAGATGATCTTAATAAAAAGAAAGCTCAGAAGGATGGGCTAACTGTTAAGAATAAAGGTGATGAGAAAGATAATTTTGTTACCATTAAACGAAAGGTTCGTAATGCAAAAGGCTCTATGAATCGAGCACCTAATGTAGTTGATGCTCAGAAGAGATTAATTACTGATACTATGGTAGGTAATGGTTCTAAAGTAAATGTATTATATGAACCCTTTGAGTGGAATTTCGGTGGAAAAACTGGCGTTTCTGCTGATCTACGTGCGGTACAAGTGACCGAATTAGTACCGTACACAACCGAAGAGGATGATGCATTCGATGTTGTCCCTGACGGTTTTACTTCCGATGAGACTGAAGAAGATCTTCCTTTCTCTTCTTCAATTTAACTCCTAACTAGGGGAGGGAGAGTATATGTTGAGGCTATTACAAGATATACTCTCCCTATTTTTAACATGAAAAAAATAACTACAGTAGTAAAAGACATCTATAATCTTTTTAAAGAAGAGCATGGATGTAAGTTAAATGAAAGAAAACAATATGATATCATTAGTCATTGTGTATATAATATCCACAACCAATTAGTTCAATCTGTTAATGGTAAAAATATACACAAGAAAAAATTACGTATGTCTAATGTTGGATATCCTGACCGTCAGTTATGGTATCAATTTCAAGATGTAGAAAAAGAACCACTTAATGATAATGATCCTATAAAGTTTTTATATGGTCATATAATTGAAGAGTTAGTTTTTTGTCTGACTGCTTTAGCTGGACATAAAGTTACCGATGTACAAAAAGAAACAACATTAGCTGGTGTAAAAGGACACATAGATGGACGAATAGATGGAGTACTTGTTGATGTTAAGTCAGCATCTCCTGCATCTTATAGAAAATTTAAAGATCGGACTTTATATAAAGATGATCCCTTTGGATATATGGATCAGCTTTCATCTTATGCTACGGCAGAGAAAGAAAAAGAAGCTGGCTTCTTAGTTATGAATAAGATTAGTGGGGAGTTATGTTGGATGCCTCTGGATGAGTTAGAAATAACAAACACAGAAAAAAGAATAGAATATTTAAAAGGCATGGTTAAATTAAAAGATGCTCCCCCTCGTTGTCACCCTGATATTCCAGAAGGGAAGTCAGGTAATTATAAGTTAGGTATGAATTGTTTTTACTGTGCTTATAAAAAAGATTGTTGGTCTGATAGTAATAATGGACATGGTCTACGTGCATTTGAATATCAGAGAGGAGTAGTATATCTTACTCGTGTATCAAGAGTGCCTGATGTTCCAGAAGTAAAAGGATAACTAATGAAAACATCTTCAGCAAAAGCTAAAGGAAGAAAGTTACAGAACTGGGTAAGAGATCAATTAATATCTATCTTTCAAAAGCCTAATGCTGATGGGTTAGATTTACATGAAGAGATTACTACTGCTATCATGGGAGAAAAGGGAGAAGATGTTAAGTTAAGTTCCTCTGTTCGGCATCTTTTCCCTTTCTCTATTGAATGTAAGAACCAAGAAAAGTTTACAAGTATCTATAATATAATGGATCAAGCTAAGTCTCATAATGATTATGAACCATTAGCTTTTATTAAAATGAATAATAAAAAACCATTAGTTATTCTTGATGCAGAATATTTTATGAAACTGTATCACCATGAGTGAGAACTCTAAATTTAATTTAAATCTTATTATAAACTTAGAAAATAAATTAGAACGAGAGAGTCCTGAACAATGTCTTTTTATTGCTGTAATACTACAAGCATTACTAGATGCAAGTAAACCTGAAATTAAAGATGAAGAAGAAACTATTTCTTATGAGAGACAAAGAGCTACAGCTTGGTTCTTTGCTAGTGTGGGGGTAACATGTCAAGATTTTATAACAGTTTGCGATCATGCTGGAGTAGAGTTTTCAAGTACTCGTATGTTCGCCCAACAACTTATCAAGTCAGAACACAAGTCGAGAATAAGAAGGAGGATAAATCTATTACTACGGAAAGATCTACCAATAAAGATAATGTAAACTCTCCACCTCATTACAATCAGCATGGTATAGAATGTATTCAAGCAATTGAAGCTGCATTGGATGGGGGATTTGAGTCTTACCTACAAGGAAATATAATGAAATATTTATGGAGGTATAAATATAAAAATGGGATTGAAGATTTAAAGAAAGCTGAATGGTATTTAAAAAAATTAATCACAGTAAAGGAGAAAAAATAATGTACGGTCCACAAGTGCCAGTTTGTGATGAGCTACACGCAACAAAATATAGACTACCTAATGAGAGCTTTGAAGAGTCAGTAAGTAGGAATGCTGCGGCTATGTCTGATGATCAAGATCATAGAGCTTTACTTAAAGATATCCTTTTAAATCAAAGGTTTATGCCAGCAGGTAGAGTACAATCAGCAATGGGGAGTCCAAGAGATGTCACTGCATACAATTGTTTTGTATCTGGAACGATTGAAGACAGTATGGAAAGCATCATGGATAAAGCTACACAAGCAGCTGAGACAATGCGTAGAGGTGGTGGCATTGGCTATGACTTCTCTAGGATACGTCCTAGTGGTGATAGGATTGTTTCTCTCGATAGCTCTGCTAGTGGGCCTGTATCTTTTATGCACATCTTTGATGCTGTGTGCAGAACAATTATATCTGCTGGTCACAGACGAGGAGCAATGATGGGTGTGCTACGTGTAGACCATCCTGACATTGAAGAGTTTATACGAGCTAAACAAAACCAAGATCAACTTACTAACTTTAATATTTCTATTGGAGTTACAGATGAGTTTATGCAAAGTGTTATTAAAGATACTCCTTTCTCTCTTACGTTTAAAGGACAAGTCTATAAAGAAATAAATGCTAAAGCTTTATGGGATGAGATCATGAGAGCTAATTGGGAGTGGGCTGAACCTGGTGTTTTATTTATTGATAGGATTAATAATGATAATCCTTTACAGTATTGTGAAACCATTGAAGCTACCAACCCATGTGGTGAACAACCATTACCTCCTTATGGTGCTTGTCTTTTAGGAAGCTTTAATCTAATTAAGTATGTGTCTAACAATAGATTTAATTTTGATAAGTTTAAAGAAGACATCCCTCATGTTGTCAGAGCTATGGATAATGTTATTGATAGAACTAATTATCCTTTAGCTAAACAAAAACTTGAGGCTCAGAACAAACGAAGGATGGGACTAGGGGTAACTGGATTAGCTAATTGCCTTACTCTAATTAAGTTAAGGTATGGATCTGAACAAGCAGTTAAGTTTACTCGTAAGATAGGAAAGACTTTATCTTATACTGCTATTGAAACAAGCTCAAACTTAGGTAAAGAAAAAGGATCGTTTCCTTTGTATGAAAAAGAATCCTATATTAATAGTGGCTTTGCAAAGAAACTTCCAACAGATCTTATTGAGTTAATATCAAAACAAGGCATAAGAAATAGCCATCTAACAAGCATTGCTCCTACAGGAACAATAAGTTTTACGGCTGACAATATCAGTAGTGGTATTGAACCTGTGTTTACTCATGAAGTAGATCGTACTTTAATTACAGAGAATGGTCCTATCATAGTTAAGTTACAAGATTATGTTTATGCTCAACATAAAATTAAAGCTGAGACAACTGAAGACTTAACCATTGATGACCACATTAAAATGCAGATAGCCATCCAACCTTACATCGATAGTGCTGTATCTAAAACTATTAATGTAGGGGATAGTGTAACCTTTGAAGAATTTAAAGATGTATATGTACGAGGATGGAGAGGTAAGTTAAAAGGAGTTACTACCTTCAGGCTTGCAGGGAAACGATATGGGATCTTAAATAAAAGTGAGCCAGCTATTAAAGAAGAGATAGATGGTACAGCTTGTTTTATTGATCCTGACACAGGGCAAAAAGAATGCAGTTAAATAACTGTTGACAAACTAAAAAAATTATAGTATAGTTATATACTATAAAGTAATACAAAGGAGATCACAATGTATGAACGGCTCCCTACAATATACATAGGGTACGATGAAAGAGAAGACATAGCTTTTGAAGTTCTTGTAGAGTCTATAAAATCTACTTCTTCTTTTAAAAATTTAAACATTATTAAATTAAATCAATCAGCTTTAAGAGCTATAGGATTATATAGACGAGCTTATAAAACTATAGACAACAAACAAAAGATTGATCTTAGTGATGGTCTTCCTTTTTCAACTGACTTTAGTTTTACTAGGTTTCTTGTCCCTCATTTAAATCAATATGAAGGACTAGCTATTTATATGGACTGTGATATGTTAGTTCGTTCAGACATTATGGAAGTGTTTGAAAAATATGCTGAAGCTAAACATGCTGTCTCGTGTATATGGCATGACTATGTTGTTAGTGATAATGTTATATTTAAAATGGATCAACAAATACAACAAAATTATTCTAAAAAGAACTGGTCTAGTTTTATGTTATGGAATTGTGGACATCCAGCTAATGCTAATCTTACTCCTGATGATGTTAATACAAAACCTGGTAGGTGGTTACATAACTTTGAATGGATAGGAGAAACAATAAATCCTATTGGTAATATCCATGAAGAATGGAACTGGTTAGATGGTCATTCTAATTCTGAGATTGAAGCTAAGAATGTACATTTTACAACAGGTGGCCCTTGGTTTTCAAATTGGACACCATTAACTACTAATGAAAACGAATACGTAGATGAGTGGAAAGCTCTACGAGATAAAATAATAATAGATGAAGGATTAGTAAATGTATAATATCGTTACCTCTTTTAATGAAGATGGTTTAAAAACTTATGCTATGAAAATGTTAGAGACTGCAGCTCGACATTGGAAATCTGGTTTAAAACTAACAGCATACTACCATGACTTTGATATCTCTAAACATGATGTACCTAAGTGTGATCATATAGAGTATAGAAATTTAAATCTTATATCTGAGATGATAGCTTTTAGGGAGACATATAAAGAACATGATGGTACAGCTAATAAAAAAATTGACTATAACTTTAGGCTGGATGCTATTAAATTCTGTCATAAAGTTTATGCTCTTACGGATAAAGCTTTTGAAATGGCAGATGAAAGTAAGCAAGCTGGTTGGTTAATCTGGTTGGATGCTGATACATTTACAAAGAAAGATTTTTCTGGTAAGGATATAGAATCTTTTTTAAATAATAAAGCTGAGTTAGGTTTCTTAGGAAGAAAACATTTTGCTTATAGTGAAACTTCTTTTATGGCATTCAATCTAAACAACAGAGCACCATTAGATTTACTAGGAGATTTACGAGGAGCTTATGATTCAGGTGAAGTCTTAAACTATCGTGAGTGGCATGATGGATTTGTCTTTGAAAGACTGATGATAATTTATCGTGCTCATGGAATGAGAGTTCAAGACTTTACTGGTCATTTAGATATTGTTGATTTAACTAAAGGTAAACAAGCTTTTGAATCTTTTCCTTTAACTGAGTTTATGGAGCACTTAAAAGGAAACAGAAAACAAATAAAAAAGACTATGCCTTTAGCTGCTGCTAAAAGATATGGTTTGATAGCAGATATTATCAGACAGTACCAACCTAAAACTATTGTGGAAACAGGTACATGGATAGGGCAACGAGCTATCGAAATGGCTTTAGCTTCCTTTGAAAATAGAGATAGCTTTCATTATATAGGCTTTGATTTATTTGAAGAGGGTAATGAAGAGCTAAGTATTAAAGAATTAAATGCCAAGCCTATAGCTAAAAAGTTTGACGTACAAAAACAATTAAGTTCTTTTAGAAAGAAAATGAGAGAGAAGAATAAAACATTTACATATGAATTAATTAAAGGAGATACTAATCAAACTCTTACTGATAGCATTAATGCTGACATGGCTTTCATTGATGGGGGCCATAGTACTAGGACAGTACAGCATGAATTTTCTAAATTAAAACACATACCAGTTCTTGTGTTCGATGATTTTATAACTCAAGATGATCAAGGTAACTGTGTTGATCCTGACTTTCAAGAAGTTAATAGAATTGTAGAAGCTACAAAACATAGAAAATATGTTCTTCCTTCTGGTGATCGTGTACGTGAGGGAGGGATAACTCATCTAGCTGTTATCCTTACTGACGATACCATCGAAGAATTAACAACTAAAGTTATGCAAGTTCCTATTCAAGTTACCCCTAGAGATTGTGTTCCAGATCAAAGTATTGTAGGTAATATAAGAAAGAATTTAAAACTTATGACCAACTGGATAGAGAAAGGTAGAGGTCATGGTGATACAGCCATTCTTGTCTCTGGAGGGAACAGTACAGATTGGGATCATGTTAAAGAACTAAGCCGTCAAAAGAATACAAGAATTGTTTGTGTTAAACATTCTTATCCACAACTATTAAAACATGGCCTCCAACCGTGGGGATGTGTTATACTAGATCCAAGACCTTTAAGTGGTAAGTCTACACATGGAATTGTAAGACATAGTTTATTTAGTAAGATAGATCCTAAGACTATATTCTTTATAGCTTCAATGACTAACCCATCAGTTACACGGTTGATTAAAAAGAATACAGATAGGTTATGGGGATGGCATGCATTCTCAGAAACTTTAAGAGCAGAGGGAGATAAGCAGAAACCTATCGTAGATAATACAATGGTATTGGATGAGTCTTTAAATATCCCATCTGAAACTACATTTATTACAGGAGGAACGTGTGCAGCTATGAGATCTATAGGTTTGATGCACACATTTGGCTTTAGAAAATTTCATTTGTTTGGGTATGATTGTACAATTCCAGAGCCAAGAGAGAATAGAAAGAAGAAAAAAGAAAAAGATGGAAGACCTAAGTTTATGAATGTAACTTTAGACGATCATAAATTCTGGACTACTGGAGAGCTACTTGCAATGGCACAAGATTGTGAGAAGTTATTCCAACGAGACGATGTTGATATGGAGTTCTCTGTTCACGGAGAAAATACATTAGTAAAAGCTATATGGGAAACTTCTCGTATGGCTCAAGTTAAACATTATAAGGAGATGTTACCATGTTAGATGCATTACGTAAGTTATATGAGGCAGATATTGCTATAGCTAAAGCAAATATCCAAGTGTATTTAGATAACCCAGCAGGAATAGGAGAACATCCTGATCTTGTTCAAGCAGTTGATTCACAGATTACAAAGATTGCTGCTTCTGAAGAAAAGCTATGTGTCTTAGAAGATCATTTTGATATTGATCTGTTAAGAGATGAAGAAGATGAAGAAGAAGAGGAAGAAGATGAAGATGCAATTATACCTAAACTTACACCTATTAACTTACCAGAAGACTATTAATGTTTGGGTTAGTTGAGAGTGTTGTAGGGGTAGCAGGAAAAGTCTTAGATAAATTTGTAGAAGATAAGGATCTTAAAAGAAAATTAGAGGCTGAGTTAAAACAACAAGTCATAGCTTTAGATTTAGCCCAAGCTCAAGCTAATATTGAGAGTGCAAAACATCCTAGTCTTTTTGTAAGTGGAGCAAGACCTGCTATTCTTTGGATATGTGCCTTTGGTTTAGGGTGGCAATTTGTTTTCCAACCTGTATTTGTGTGGGTGCTGGCTGTTAGTGGAAGTGGTATGGCTATACCTATTATACCTACCGAAGGATTAATGAGTTTAACTTTAAGTTTGTTAGGATTAGGAGCTATGAGATCTGCTGAAAAGTTTAAAGGAAAAGCTAGAGAAAATATGAAGTATACTAAATGATTACATTAACTGAAGAAGCTGACATACACTTATCCTCCATCATATCTGAGAATGGATACTCTGCTATCTTACTCTCAGTTAAAGGAGGAGGGTGTTCAGGATTTACTTATGATTGGCAACCTTTAGATACTTACAAACCATCAGATAATGATATCGTACTTGAGTTAGATTCAGGGGTACTTGTTCTTGATGGTATGTCTGTATTATATTTAGCTGGTATGGAAGTTGATTATAAAAAAGATTTATTTGGTCAACGACTTATGGTTGAGAATCCTAATGTAAAATCAATGTGTGGTTGTGGTGAAAGTTTTAATGTTGAGATTCATTAATGTTAAATGATAAACAAGAACTTTTTGTACAACATTATATCCTAACTCGTAATGCTACGGAAGCTGCTAGGTCTGCTGGCTATAGTGAAAAGTCTGCTCATAACCAAGGGTACAGATTGTTACAAGACTCAGAAGTTCAACAAAGAGTTTACGATGCTGAACAAGAAATGACTACAGATGTAGATGTTATATCTGAATTAGAAAATCAATACAGTTATGCTAAAGGACACGGACATACAAACAGTGCTATTAAAGCACTTGAGATCCTGTCTCGTGTTAGAGGAAATAAAAGTAATGACGATGATATATTAAATACAGATAAAATAATAAATGATATTCAAAATTCTATGAGGATAATAGGCAAGAAAGAAATGCAAAAACTTATGAAGAGTTGTAAATGGGAGTTATAAATATAAAAAATTAGTTAGCAACAGATGGGTGTTTTCCATTATGCATCCCATGAAACTGATCTAATTTTTTATCTGTTGCTACCATTTCTGTTTGCAACTTTGCAATATCTTTATTTAACTTTTCTAAATTAGATGGAGATAAGATCGTACCAAACACATGGTTTTGATGTTTCATAACGGCTGAATCAGCTTCAGTCTTATCTAACCTAGTATTTAATTCATGTAATTCTTTCTCAATATTTTTTATATCTTGGATAACTCTAGATAGTTGGGATTTAACAACAGCAAAAGCACCAGCTAAACTAGCTAACAGTGTACCAAATTGTATAAGTTCTCTGATTCCAAATTCCATTTACTTCTTCTTTAATTTATTTTTCTTTATAGCAGCTTTTGATAAGTCTTTAAAATGCACAACTGGTTTACTGGATTTTGTATGCTTTACTCCTGAGTGCATAGAACCATTAGGCATCTTATGCATACGTCCCTTAAATTCAGTACCATCTTTAAAATAATGTTTTACTCCTTTAGCCATTTAACACCTCCATCTTTTTCTAGCTTGTCTTAATCTTGAGTTAGGATTCTTTGCAGCTTTAGGAAATTTCTTCATCTGACCTGCACTTCTAGCACAATAACTTTTACGTCTTGATGCTCGTTTACCTGTAGGTTTCTTCTCAGTAACAGCAGTCTTTAGTTTACTACCTGGATTATCTCTACGATATTTAGCCACACCTTTTGATGTCATCCCTGCCCCTGATTTAGTAGGACGTTTCTGACCTCCTCCAATCGTATGACCTTTCATTGTACCTTTACGTTTTGTCATGATCGAAACCTCTTTGTTTTTTTAGCTATTCGTTTAGGTTGTTTAACAAACTGTTTTCCTTTAGCTGTACCTTTACGTTTTGCAGCAGTTGTTGAAGCATATTCTTTAGAAGATAAAGATTTAATAGCTTTCTCTGGTAGATATCTTTCCCCTGTTTTACTAGAAGGTTTACCAGATTTAGTTTTCCACTTCTGTTTTGTCCACTTAGATAACTTGTTCGTAGATTTCTTTTTACCTGAGTATGAACCTCCTGCATCCTTATAATATTTAGTAGCTAACTGCATAGCTCTAGCACTATGCTTCCCACCCATCTTAGCCTTTGCTCTAGCTTTAGCTCTTGCCCACTTAGCAGGATCACGTTTAGTAGCAGTACTCATTAGATACATCCTTTACATGCATAACTAATATAATAATACATTCCAACTATTACACCTAAGATAATCAATAGCTTCCCACTTTCTTCCCCAGTTTTTTTCCAAAATCTTTTTCTTTCCCAAGCTTCTTCTTTAGCTTTTTGTAAGGCTATCTTTCTTTGTTCTTTACGTTTTTCAATTCTTTCAAATCTTATTTTCATAATAGAAGTCCACGTATCAGCCCCAAATCTTCTATTAAGTAAGTGAGCTAGAGCACTACGTTGTTGTTCTATTTGTTTTTTTTCTATAAGCTCTTGAGCTATTTCTTGAATTGAGGTTCCATCTCCCTCGTCATCTGACTTTAATCTTGAAGCAATAAAAGAATACCACTGACCTTTTTTTTGTTGCTTCTTTTTTTTAGCAGCTATCCTTCGGTTAACCTGCTCTTCACCATGAAAGACATTATCTATGTGGTGAGCAATCTCACTAACATCTTCACAAGTATTTATAACATCCTTAATTCCTTTTATAGCAGACCGAACTAGCTGTACCCCCATTAGAGTTTCAGCTATTACCATTTATTTTACTCCTTTATTTATAACTCCATATCCAAGGTCTAGGATGGTCTTCCGATTGAGGCATATCATCAATATGAATAAATCTGGCTTCATACTTTCCCCTTTGTTTAATACCTATACCTGTCATCCCATGTTTTAAAGCTAGTTCTAAAATCTTTACAGCGTTCTGTCCTCCTATTTTGATATCGACAGCCCTCCCAAATAAATGAGGAGAGTTCTTAGCCCCACCTATAGATTGATTGTGAGCTAAGTGTCTATACCCTGACGTAATAATGATAGGATTATTATACTCTTCTCTCAAGGTAATTAATTTTTCCATGAACTCTTCGTTCATTTCACATTCACCTGTACCTTGACAGGCTAATTCATCTTCAGTAAAATATTTCCAGTTCATATCATTACTCCAGCCATTGCATCAGGTTCTGAAGAATCATCTTCCTCCCCCATTTCTTGACCTGTTGCTTGCCCCATAGCATCAACTCCAGGATCAGTACCCCCAACATCTATACTATCTCCACCACCAGTTCCATATCCAATACCTTCATCTGAAAACCCTACAAAAGGACTACGTGGTCCTTGAACTTGTACTGGTTGAGGATCTGGTTTTCTTGTTAAATGATCTTTAACTTTATTCACTATTGAGTCTTTATTAAATATTGCATTCCCAACTGAAAATAAGCTAGCTAGACCACCACTTCCAAAAATAGTTGCTGCAGCACTTCCTGCATTTGCAAGTCCCCTACCCAATGCTCCCCAATCTGTTTCTTCTTCTTCTCCATAATCTAACCCTCCACCTTCATTTGGACCAGCAAAATTAGATTGACCACTATATGGTCCATCTCTACCCTCATGATCACCAAATTGTTCTTGGTTTTCTATTATTTTTTTCTTAGTAGGAGTTATTCCTAAAGTTTCCTCAATGCTTTCTAATGTATCTTTAGCTTTAGTCTTATAAGTAAATGGTTCAAAGAAGGTAGCTTTCCCTAAACTAATATCTTCTAAGGATGCTCCTGTTTGTTGTCCTCCACTAACAAGAGTATCTAATCCTCCCACTACTCCTCCGACAGCTAATTTTTTTAGTTCATTCTGTCCAATAGGAGTCATCATAAGAGCCTCAATAATCCCCCCATTTTTATAAGATTGCATACTAGAAGTACTTTTTAAAAACTCTGGTTGATTAAAAAATTTAAACGTATCTCCTGGATTAGTTGTTTGAGCACTAGTCGTAGGAGTTATACTACTAGGTACATCTGTTACTGGAGGTTGCATTACTTGTTGCATAGGTGAATTTTGTGGAGTTGATATAGTAGATATAGGGGAATTCCTAAAGAGTGGGCGTTGTTCTTGCCTCACTCTTTCTATAGCACGACTACGACCTGATCCAAAACCTTTACCACCAAATCCACCTTTATTAAAGGTATCTATAGCAACCTTACCAGCAAGCCCTGTATATTTTTCTCTAGATGGTGGTCTAGGAGGATCTATCCTGGGTCTTATTCCTCCCATATTAAGCCTGTTTTGAAGACTACGTAACCCCATTTGATTACCTCTGAATCCCTGCTCAGTCGTTCTTATTATATTATTGAACATAGGAGATATCTCATTAGTAGTTTCTTTAGATATTTTTTCTGGAAGTCTTTCAGATAAAGTATTGATACGATCAATCACAGGTTGATAAAGACCAGCCGATGGCTCCATTGTTTCTGTAGCTTCTTCTGAAGATTCTACTATACTAGTTTCTTCACTAGATGATGGGTTAAAAGTATCGGATGTTTTCCATTGCCCATCTTCTACTCCTCCATCCACTCTGATTGTAGCTGGTATATCCTGCCCACCTGTACACATTATCGTTCTCCTGTAGTCTCACCAACGTATGATTTATATACTTCAATTAACCTATCTTTTGCATCTTTAAATTTAGGCTCTTGCTCTGTTTCTCTTTTAATAATTTCTTGATATTTAAGTATATCACTTCTTATAGGAGGTTTAGGAATATACACCCCTTTCTTTATCATGTTTTGAAGAGTTTCATTAGACATACCTCTAGGAAAAAACCCACCAGAAGTCATAGCCTTATAGATATCTGCATTATTCATTCCAGTACTTTTAGCTGCACTAATAACCTCAAATAATTTCGTAGCTTGAGCATATTGTTTTTCCAAAGATTCAGAATAAGCATTAACAATTTCATCTTCTGTTTGAGGTTGCATTTGAGCAACAGCATTACTAAATATTTTACCTGCCTCTGACATATTACCAATAACATCATTAACTTTATATCTTAAAGCTTTATTAATATCATAATACTTTGGCTTAACTCCTGTTAATCCTGCTAATTCATCATTAAGATATAACCTTCTTCCTGATCGTCCCTTTCTTACTCCAAAGTCTTGACCTTCTAAATTCATAGAAGTCATTAGATCTCTACCAGTTTTAACAAATCCTGGTTCAAATGCTTGGGCTAAGACTGAAATATTCTTACCTATTTTTTCTAACCTTGTATCTGTTTCTCCTGTTATCGGTCTGCCAAATTGATCTACATTTTGAAATATATTTGCTGCTGCTTCTCCTAACATAGAAACTCCAAATGTTTCTACAAGAGGATTAATAATAGCTGCATCAAAAACATCATCAACTACCCCATCTACATACTCTCCTTTATTGTAAGCTGCTATGGCTGCTTTAAGAGGTTGCTGAGTTTTAGCCCAAGGATTAATATAATCAATATTAATTTTTTTACCCTTACCATCTTTAGGTTTTCCTAAATAAATATAACTAGCACCTTGATCAAAGTCAGGATCAAACTTAGCCATACCTTCTCTTATGGTATACGGAGCTTCTTTCCCATCTTCTAACTTAACTTTCTCATCTAGTCCTGTTACAACAGCAGATGTAGCCCCTAATGCAGGAGCAACAGATTGAGCAGCTATCATAGATCCTAATCGTCTTTGACCTACAGCTAATTGGGCTTTACCTTTAAGTTGGCCTTGAGCATCACGTTCACCTTTAGCCATCATAGCTCGACCCTCTCTCATATCTTTAAAAGAACTTTTTATAATATTTTTTTGAGTACGAATAATCTCTGTTGTAAAAGCAAGAAAGTCTGCAGCAGGTAATAGTCTAGCTCTTCTTACAAACTGTGGAACACCACCATAATTTTGCATATGATTATTAACTTGTTCAGCAGCATATTCATCTAGTCTTGTTGTTTCAATATTCTTACCACTACCACCCCTAAAGGTTCTAGTTGTAATTACTTCATCAGGATTAATTCCTTGATCTTCAAGAACCTTTCTATAATTTTGTTTTTCATTTAAAAAAGCAAACTGTTTCCACATATCATCCATTGATTGATAAAATTTAACAGCACTTGTATTTAATTGTTTAGCTCTATTAATAATATTATTTTTTTCTCTGTATAAAGGAGATTGCATTTTCCAAAAAGATTCTTCACTTGCATCTTTTAATGCTCCCCTAAAAGCTCCTAAGTCTGTACCACTTTGTATATACCCTAATGATATACCTTTTTCTATTTCATCTTGAAGTTTATCATCAGATATATTAGACAATCCTCGTGCTACATTAGCCATTCCTTTTAAAGCTGATGGCCTTAGATAACCAGCACCTGTAGCCGACCATCCTGCACCTAAGAAGTTACGAGCAATAGCTGTAGGACTCCAAACAGTTTTAGCAGAACGAGTATGTCCTTGTAATAAAAGAAATTGTTGTATATATTTATTTTGAGTTCTACCTATTTCATTTCCCATTTCAATAGCTGAAGCTATTTCAGGTGTAGCATGGATTCCTTTTAATGGTTCTTTAAAGTCTGTTCCTTCTACTGGTCTTCTTTTTAAAGGATCATTTACACCTCCTACTTGAGGAAGTCTGCTTCCTAATTCTACTGTTCTAGGCCCACCTGCTAATCTACTAGCATTAGGTATTTCATTTTTTTCTACTAATTTAGCAATCCCTTGTTCATAATCAAAATTAGCTAAAGTTTGATTTAGTTTCATAGCTGTATTAGCATAGTTAGTAAATGGATTTTTATACTCACCCATTAATAACCTAATCTCATCAGGAATACTTTCTCTTTTTGTTAAGATTTTACTAGCAGCTTTACCTTTAATAGGGTTCCAATCTGAAAAAAATGTGGCTACATCTTGTTCATCATTAAAAGTAAGAATCCTATTAATACGGTTTTGAACTTCTCCGTCTGCTCCTTCAAATCTTTTTATTAAATCTAGTTGTTCCTGTTTTAAAGATTTTATTCCTAAATTTTTTATTTGTTTTTTAACTGTATCATAATCTTTATATTGTTTTCTTAGTTGACCTTCAATATATTTACCAGCATTTTCTTTAATCTTAGCTGATCCTGGTCTAGCATCAAACTCTCGACTATAATTAGGATTATCATATACTTCAAATTGTCTCGTAACATAAAGATCAGGGGTATCAGAATTAGGATCAAGAGACTTTTGAATTTTTAATTGTAAATCAGAACCTTCTTTAATAGCCCCACTTGATAACAGTCTCTTTTGTAATGATTGAATTTGATTCCTCATTTCTTTTAATGCACTAACAGTTTCTGTACCTGTTCGTTCAGCTACGATATCTAAAGCTTCTGTATCTCCACGAAAAGCTTTATCCATAGTTTCATATAGTTCAGTTGATACCTCTCCTTCATGTTCTTTTTTCAAGGCATTCTGAAGACGGTTAAAGTTTCTAGTAATATTCTGTTCCATTACACGAGGAGCTACATCAAACCTACTACGTAAAGCTTTAAATTTATCCCCCAATCCTGAATCATCAAAGATAGATCGTTTAATCTGTGCTATACGTTCTTGAAATTTTGTTCGTCCTACTTCTGGATTAGAAACATCTACTTTAGTATCAATAGTTTTTTTACCAATAAATTTATTTGGCCCTACTTTATTAATCTCAAAATCTTGAAACCCAAATTCTTTTATAACTTCTTCTTCAGATAAATTATCTTTAAGTTCTCGTTTTGTTTGGTAACCTTTATCAGTTTTTTTAGGAACTTTAATTAAATCTCTTTCTGCTTTTGTTTTTGTTCTTTTTCCCTGAAGATTAATATCTACTGTTCCATTAACTTCTAATTCTTCACGAGCTTTATTAACTCTTGATGCTACAATTTCTTCTGGTAATAAGTTTTCAATAATTGTAGATGTTTCTTTTATTTGTACAGGTGGAAGCATGTCAGCTTTTTCAAAAGCTTCTTGTTTCATCAAAGCTTTTTTACGTCCTAATTTTTCCCCTAGTTTAGGAAGATATCTACCAAAGATTGCTCCACCTGCTGCTCCTAATCCAGTACTCAATGCAAATTGAGTAGCATCAAAGTCTTCATCTTCCTTATCCCTTAATTTAATATCAGCTTTTTGTCTAGCATAATTATCAGCACCACTATATAATGCACCTGCTACTGCACCTGTTTTTAGTTGAGCTTTACCAAGATTTTTAGCAGCCTCTTTTCTAGCTCCTTTTAAAACTTCTTTACTAATCCCTTTAGTTACTCCCTTCTCTACAAATTCTTTTGCTGTTTCTTCTCCTACTCTTTTAGCTAAAGATTTTTTTAACTGTTCTTTCATAGTAAACTTAGCAGCTAATGATGCAGCTCTTGTGCCTCCAATTTTAGCTATAGTTCCTAATCCTGCTGTAGCTACGACTGAAGCAATAGTAGTAGGATCAAGAGCTACATTTTTTAAAGCTCTAAAGAAAGACAGTGTATCAGCATCAGTATTCTCATACATATCCATTGAATCTACCCATGCTTTTTTAGTGTCATCGTCAAAGTCATCAGCACGATAAGCTAATGATCCAATGCTTGTTATATCAAATCCTATTTCTGAATGTCTATTTTTAAACCAATCACTTAATGATTTGCTATCACCCTTCCACGTTTCATTCTCTTCATTCTCATAAATAGTCTTGGCATTTTTTAACCAATTTTTATTCGTATCAAGATCATCCATCTCTAAAGATGTTTGAACTTGTTCTTGTTGAGGTTGTTGTTGAGAAGTTTCTACCTCTTCAAAATCTGAAAAATCTAAAGTAGATGAGGGTTGACTAATACCAGCCTTATTCTCTTCCTCTTGTGCAGAAGAAGTTTCTACCTCTTCAAACTCTGAAAAATCTAGAGTGGATGAAGGTTGGTTAATAATAGCCTTATTCTTTTCCTCTTGTGGAGAAGAAGTATCTACTTCAACAAAATCTGAAAAATCTAATTGTGCCATAAATATTTATTTTTTTCTACTTGTTCTACCATTTCTTATAATGTAACTACCAGAGGGTATTGCATTTAACTGAGTTTGATTCATCTGAGAAACATCAATCGGTTTACTTTTTATACCTGCTCCTCCCCTACTTAGAACAGCAAGACGAGCTTTAATCTGTTGGGGATAACTTGTATTACCTGCTGCTTTTAAGATATTATTAAATTGAGTACTAGCTATATTTAATTCTTGAATCATATCTTTGAACCCAGGATCATTTTTATCAATTGCTTTTCCATCAATAAACATTGAACCTGTTTGCTTATCTACAACAAATTTATATTTATTTTCAATAGCACTTAACATAATCTTTTCTTGTTCAGCAGAAGATTTATTTTTAAGTGTAGTACCTTTAGAATCTAATCCTAATGTATCTAATAAAGTAGCAATAGCTTTTATAGAATTACCTGCTAATGTTTGCTCCTCTTGAGCTATATTCTTTTCTAATTCTAACCCTTGAATAACAGTATTCATTGCATCCTTTTCCATTGATAATTTTTTTAAATCAGCATTATTTATTTCTGTTTGTTTGCTTACTCCTGTTTGAGCTATTAATTTATTATTATTATTAGACAAGTTAAACATTTCTTTGTCTATGTCTTTCCTTCTATTTTCAAATGTATCTTGCATAGAAAAGATATCGGATTGTTGCTTATCTCCAATAGCCATTTTATCACGAGCACGTTTTTCTTTACCAGTAGAATACTTATCTTTAATAGAAGTGTATCTATCTACAAAAGCTGTCATATTATCCTGTCCACCTTTTAAAGCTCCAGCTATAAATCCTTGTGGATCTCGTCCAGCTTGAAGAGACATAGGTAATAACATATTAAGGAAAAGATTTTGCATGACATCTCTTTCCCCTGTTTTTTTAGCTTCTTTACCTAGAGTTTCAAGATTAGTTAATTTTGTAGCTGCTCGTTTATTAATAGCTGATTCTCTAGCTTTTTTAAAAGCTTTATTTGCATCTGTTTCAGACTTTGTAAAGGCTGTTAAATCAGTTGCAAACTGTGTTTGAAAAGCTTCCATTGGGCTATAAGCATCATCAATTCCTGTTTTAATATCTGCTATACGTGTATCAGTATCACCTATTGTATCTGAAAGTATATTTAATTTTCCACGAATGTTTTTAGCATCATCAAGATAACTTTTACCTTGAGTTAATGTTTTTAAATTTTGCTCAAGAGCAGAAGTAACATCTACATCCCCTACTTTTATATTTAATAGATCTGTACCTGATCCACCTTTTAGTATTGGATCCCCTCTTCCTCCTGTAACTATTTGCCCCTCATTAAGAGCACCAGATTGTACAGTAGGTTTAGATGTAGGTTTAGGTGCAGGTGCAGGTTTAGGTTTTATAAGACCTAAAGATTCTAAACCTGTTACAGTACTTTGACCTTCTTCCAATCCGGGTTGAGATACGGAGGGACCAGTTTTTCCCACATACTGTTCATCAATAATAGTTTCACCAGCAGTTTCTGCCATTTTAACTTTATGTTTTTTTACTTGCTCTTCTAACTCTGGTGTCATTTTACCTGTTGTACGTAGAAATTCTTCATATTTTGGATTTGTAACAATTTTATCCAACACCTCTGTAACAGAACCATAAATATTATTCTGATGAGTCTCAAACCCCCCACCTTGTATCTGCCCACCACTAGCTAAACTAGCAAGACCACCTACCTGTCCACCAGCTTGACCAAAGCTACCGAATCCACCTTTACTAAATCCACCCATACCACCATAGATAGATGCAGCCGTACCTAGACCACCCATAAGCTGTTGACCTAATCCAGGTGCTGGTGCAAGGTTCTGTTTTGTTTCATACATCTGTGGCTGATAAGGAAATCCTCGAACAATAGATTGGTACTCAGCTAAATTTCTAGATGGATACATCTGCTCTTCTTTAAATTGTTCGTACAGTAAATTTCTATTTCGTTGATCTTCTGCTCTTCTAGTTTTACCTACACCTTCCCTAGCAGATAGTTCAGCTAACTGTTGACGATAAGCTTGGGGAGCTTGAGCAAAGTACCGTGAAGAAGCTCCAGCATCTCTAGCTTTCTGTTGTTCAAATGCAGTTCTACCTTGTTCAAAAGCTTGCTGTGATCCTCTTGTTTGTAAATCTGATAACTGTTGTTGTAAGTTTCTATTTAATTCAGACTCAGCTATAGCTTGTCTACTCCCTCCAAAACCTCCTGTTGATACAGCCCGATCTCCAATAGCTTGATATGTAGGTTGAGTTTGTCTAATAGCTTCACGTTTAGCAACATCTACTACAGCTTGTTGATAGGGATTCATATACTGTGCAGCTTGTTGAGGACCAAAAGCTTGTTGAGAATCTTGTAGGGCAGACAATCCAGCTTGATAATAAGGTAAAGCAGAACCTAAATTTGTACCACTACCAGCTAAACCAGATCTACTTGCTATATCATACTCTGTTAGAGTTTCTTCCTGTAAAGGGTCCATCTCTGCAATACGAGCTTTAGTTCCTCCAGGAAACGTAGGCATAGGTTTTCCACTTTGTTCGTTAAATCTAGCCTGTGATTTCTCTAAGATATCTTGAATGAATGGCCTAATCTCTTCAGGAAACTCTGTTCTCTGTTCGACTACTTGTGTACCTGCTACTTGAGGTTTGCCACCACCACCACCTTTTCCTCCACACATTTATTCTCTCCCTATCACTTTGAGATCTCCCCCAAGATAAATATAACCAAAGTGTTTATATATCTTAGAGAATAACTTATTTTTTCTTTCATGTTGTACATCATTAAATACACCAGTAACTAATGGCATATTTAATTTCTTTGCATAGGCATCTAACTTACCCATTAATTTCAAAGCTAATCTACCTTTTCTAAATTTCTTTCTAACAAATGTAAAGTCTTCCGATAAAAAATCTTGATTTGACCACCACCATTGAGTGATATGTGCTCCTATCATTCCTGCTATTTCTAATCCCCCATTTTTTTTAACTATTTTACTTTCTAATAAATATATTATACCATCTTTTTGTAGGAAAGTAATATAATCTAAAACTTTAGATCTAACTGGTTCACCTATTCCTACTTCTGAATACATTTCATCAATTAATATATTTGTTATTTCAAATATATCTATTAACTCAGCTTTTCTAATTAACATTAAGCAAGATTCTTTAGTAATTTTCTACCATTTATTTCAGGTGGTTGTTGATCTCTTCCATATTTTTCTACTCTAAACTCAGAAATAAAATCATCCATCATATTGGCTCCACTATCAGGATTACCGTTACCTAATCCAGACATTACATCAGCAGGTACGACATATTCTTTTGGTGATAAAGCAGCCAATCCTCCACCTTGGATAGTAAACATTTTATTATCCTCCATACCATGACCATCTCCTTCTACCATTCCTTCAAAAGCTTCTTCTAACTGTCCTCCTTCAGCAGCAGGTAAATAAGAACTGGCTTCAAAGAACGTATCTCCCCCTCTACCAATCCTAGCTAACAACTCTTCTTCTGATTCTCCCTGACGAGGTGCTGTTTGAGGACGTTCTAATGTTTGTTGCTGTCTTTCAAATGGTTTACGTTCTGGTAACTGAGGCATCTCTGGAGGTGTCTCTGTCATCCCAGCAGCCAAAATAGCTCCAGGAGCTGCTGTCATAGCCTTTCTAGCTTCAATAGGTAAACTATCTTTAAAAGCAGATACAGGATTAAATTCATCCGTAACTTGAGCAGCTTCCATAAAAGTTTGTGGTTGCATTGTAGGAGAAGCTACAGGCATCATTTGTTGAACCATTTGATCATCAATAGCTGTTGATGCACCAACACCTGGATTAGCTAATTGATCCATAGCTTGATTACCTGCTGCATCTGGTGTAGGTACTCCTTTACCTGTTACACCTTGCATCAGTTGACCAACACCGAATTGCATTAACCCACTCATTAAACCTTTACCTATACTTCCTTCTTTAATAGCTGTTCCAGCCCCTCCTAACATGGCTGCTCCCCATGTAGGTAAACCAAAAGCTGCACCAACTAATCCTGCATATGGTAAAATATCTTTAAACTTAAAAGCTTCAGGTAAGCCTGTTACTGGGTTATAACTAAGTTCACCTAATGAAGATAAACCTCTTACTTCTGCTGGGTTCATATGGACTAGAGTCGTATCTCCTCCTCTACCCATTTTGCCCATTGTTTGAGCTACTTGTCCTAAAGGAGGTATTCTATTCATTTCCATTCTCCATCTTTTAACTTACTAGGGTTCATATAGTTTGATTGGTTCTTTGTTGATTCAGCATAAACATTATTAATATTTACCTGACCTCCCATCTCCATTGGTTTAAAAGCTTGAGATGCTAATGAAAGTTCAGGTACTAAAATTTGTCCAGTATTTACATTATTAATATAAGTACTCTCATTTAAAAAATTATAAAATTCATTCATATCCATTATGTAAGATCCTGCCATGCTGTTCCATTATACCCTTTAAATTTACTTTCTCCTAAAGAAAAGATAATACTTCCTGCTAAAGGAGATCCAACATCTGTAGCTGTAACTACAGTTAGTACTTGTGAGGCTGGGGAACTATTAATTTCTGTATCACGAGTATCAAGTTGATTAATTAAAGCTCCACTCCAGCTTCTTAATTCACCATAAATATTACGGCTCTCTTCTTCTTTTAGATCAACCATAATAAAAGATGAAACTTCAGGATACCTTGCCATTATCGCATCCCATCTGGTTGAACTGCTAATCGAAGAGAGCCATATCTCCATGAAGTTCCTACCGAATCACATGAAACTCGGATAGCAGCCTCCCTCCCTCTCGCTCTCAAATCTACTTTTTTAGTTGTTGGTGTAATTTCAAACGGTCCTTTTGTTATTGACGTATTTGCAGGATATTGTTTAGTAGTAATACTAAATTGTAAAGTCCCACTATTATCCATAGTAAAATCAGGTATCATTCTATCCATAAACATAATTCTTGATCCATCATCTATTTCAAATGTAGCAGATTCTAAGTAAGATGTCAAGGCTGTATTGTTTGTTCCTGTATAAATACTTACTGGCTCATTATTGTACAAATAAGAATTACCAGAAGTTGATGTACCTGTAGTAATAGTATTATTAAAAACACTTTTATCTGAATAGGTAGTCCAAAATCCTGATCCATATACCCAATAATTCTCAACTGGATTAAAGATAACATAGCTATCACACTCATTCTGTCCTGTTGAGGGGTATAACCAGACAATTTCTTTAAACTCTGAATTAATCCCTGCATATACTTTATCCTTATTAGTTTTATTAATTCTATCAAAAATGTATCTTTTTACTGTACAATCTAAATTTCTTACTTGACCATCAAATGCATAGAAATTATCTTCTCCCATCCAAAAGGTTCTACCATCAAAATCAACGGATGCATGGGGAGCAATTAAACCACAGTTCGTACCCATCTGTTTAAAACTAAAAACGTCATTACCACCAATAAAAGTCATTAACCATAGAGAATTATCTGTCCACACATTAATTGCATTACGTGAACGAACTGCCCCTACAATTTCTGTTCCATCTGTTAATATAACATCACCTGATGTATTAGTAGCAGAAGGTGTCCACTGATTAAAATCTTCTGAGTTAGCCCATCTCACAGCCATTGGAGTATAATCTCCACCATAGACACTACAACCAAATGCAATTAATTGTCTTTTATCTCCTAGTAAAATACTTCTAACATCTGTAGGTGCATCATTAGCTGAAACAATCGTAGCTCTTTGAGGTGTTGAACTAGCATCTACATTATAATAGTATATACCATCACCCCTACGGTTAGCAAGTATATCTTCACCCCAATTATCTAAACTCCATTGAGATATCTCAAAAGTAATACCACTTTGATCAGCTTGTTCATTCCATGCTCTGTATCCTAATGTTGTTGTAATTGATACAGGTAAGAAAAATCCTGTTGCTGTACCTGTAGCTGCACTTGTTGCATTAGCTATAGAAGATAATGTAAAACTAAATGCATTGGTTTGAATACTTGTTATTTGAAAGATAGGACCACCTTGAGCCGTAGAAGATAATACTACATTCCCACCAATTGTGGTTGCATCTGAAAATTCTACAAAGTTTCCTACTATGTGACTATGACCTGTTTCAGCTACACTTACATTTGTATTAGAACCAACCACACTAAATGCATTAGAGAAAGCTACACTTGTATATCCCGGAGTTCCTGCCGATGCTGCATTATAAACTCCAGCACCATATCCTAATCCTTGAATAGCAGAAGATGTTCCTACAGGTAATAGAATATTTAAAGTTCCTATGCCTGTATCTGTTCCTGTAGCAGCACTTGAAGCATCAATAATAAATTTATTTATATCAACTAAAGATACAGGAAAATTTTTATTATTTAAACTTAATCCTCCTATAGTCCCACCACTTCCATCTGAGACTGAAGTAAATAATACAAAGTCTCCCTGAGATAAATTATGTGAAGCTTGAGAAACAGAAACAACAACTGATCCAGATGTTGATCCAATCTTTCCTGCTCCTACCGTAGTCTTTGTTATGATTGGTGTTATATCATAGATAACATCATCAGTATAATAAGTATATAGTTTTTTATCTGTACCAAATACCATATGTCTGAGAGTGCTGTTATCAGACCATGTTAATAAATCTCTGGCATTTCCTAAAAAAGAAGTTGTACTAAGTTGAGAATACCCTCTTAAATTCTCTGGTCTTCCTGCTCTAAATCGAACTCGATCTCCATCATACCATGACCCCTCTTCGGCATAACGAGTTGTCTCCCGATGAAATCCAGGCCTAAAATTTAATTTAACATACTTAGAACCCATAGATGACATTTAAGGTCTTCCAAAGTTGTGAAGGATAATAGAATCAATAGTTGTAGCTGATCGAACATTATACACTAATAGATCAACTGCACTAACTGCTGTAGATAAATTAGGTACACTAGCTCCTACAAATTTCCAAGCACTTCCATATGTTGCTGCATGTGATCCTGAAACATTTTGAATTAAATAAATTGTTCCTGATTGTCCGGGTACAGCATTAGAAGGATTTCCAATACTTACATCACTAGCTGATAAACTACAAATAAAGTTACAAGCTTCATTTAAATCTAAAGTTAAAGATGTTGTATAAGTAACAGTCTTAGGAGTACCAACAACTTGACCACCAAAAGTATTTATACTTGTATATGTTTTAGCTCCTCTAATTGTATCAGCTGCAGATACCCGAACATAACGAGCATCAGCCACAGAAACATTAGGAATATCTTGAGCACTTACAGGATTTTTAAATGTTAAGTTAGTATCATCAGCTATTGTTTGAGCTAAATTAACTGTAATAGCTGTAGCAGTTTCTCGACTAACAACATGAGTATTAGCTTTAACAGATGTACCATGCATGGTATATCCTGCTATTATACTCAAAGTTACATTATCAAGACTTACAATTGTGGTAGCATTAATTCCTCCACTAGAATCTACATCAGCCGTTGCCGTAATAGAAGTATTAGTAGCATTAAAATCTGCTGCTGTTCCAAGCCCTAAACCAGAAGCATTAAACTGATGGATATTTACACCGTCACAGAAAAATATTCCACGAGAACTTACAGGAGGACTAATTCCTGCATTACCAGCAGTTTGTAATACATAAGAAGCATTACTTTGTCTAGTAGTTTTATCTCGTACTAAGTAAAATTTAGATTGACTAGGGATAATAACATTAATAGATACAGATACAACTCCAGTAAATTCTAATATTGCACTTCTAGCTTCATCAGAAGCTCCATCATTATTTGTAAGTGTATAACTTGCACTGCCAATTGAAATAGTTGTATAAGCTGCAACAGCATCATCTACTAATTGAATAACATTATTATTTAATCGTTGTCCCCAAGTGTTAGCATTTTCGCCATCAGCTTGTAGTTCTAATTTTATCCGTGATGTATAAGTTGATGACATTCTTTATCTCCTATAAATTATAATCTTTTAAGTCAGGCCATATACCTAATATACCACCAGTATTAATTTGATCACCTTCATCAGTTACTGCCCATACTGGATATAGTTTTTGAAATGCTTCTTTATCAGATGCATCCGTAATAGCTTTAATCATACTATCTCCTGCTGTCCGTATATCATCTCTATACTTTTGAACATCAGAGGGAATAGCTGTAGACTTATCTATCTTTCTAATGTAATACCAATCTGTAGGTGATAGTAAATTATTTTGTATTTGATTAATATCTTTAAGTTCATTTATTTTAACTTCATTAAAATCCCTATCTTTTTTAGATTTAATCGATGTAACAGTATTAGAATTAATTTTATATTCTATAGTATTTGTTCTTATTTCTGTTTTAGAATCTAAACTTAAATTTTGTTCTTCAATCGGATAGATTCCAATTTCATTTAATTTTGATGTTTCCCACAATTTAAATATATTAGACGGATGCTGTGTGCCATCTTCTGTCACATAAGCTTGCCCTCCATTTAATATTTTTATAACTTGATCTGCTTTTACAATAGCATACATTGTTTCTTTCTCCTATGTATTAATTTTATCTTGCCGTTCCTTGTGTAACACCCGACCCACCAAAAGGATATTTTGCCCATGCCATAAAAATAAGAGTATTACCATCTCCATTAGCATCAGAATTACTATTAGTTATTTTAAATCCGTTAGAATAAATGCTCATTTCTCTAGAAGATGCAGCACTAGCTAGATTAGGGAAAACAGCATTCGTTACAGGATTACCTGCTGGATAGTCAACTGTACTTGACTGTATCCAATTAGTACTAGCAGCTGAAGAATTTTTATATATAACAAGTTCAGGCCGAAAACCACAATAAATATATGGTCCTACAGCATTTCCATTTCCGATGTAAGTTCCAAACTTTGAGTACCCAGCAATCTCTGTAAAAGCAAATGCAACAAATGTAGAACTAGATTCATTCACTGTTGCATCTGTACCCACACTAAAAGTATTAGCAATTGGAGTTGTGCTATTCCAAAAAGTAGAACCTGTTACTACGGCATCAGGTTTGAAGGGACGAATAAATGAAGTGTTTCCTAACTCTTGATGGTATATAACCCAACCATAAGCATTACTTCTCATTGCTAACAAAATACATGCAGGAGCAACACCTAACCCATGACCTATAGTACCTGCACTTCCACTTCCTGTGTAGGTAATAACACTAAAACCAGCAGTTGTATTAACTGTTACAGTTGAAGCTATAGTTCCTGCTGGAGAAGAGGTTGCACCTGCTCCCCCTCCTGCCCAGTTAAAAGAATTATATAAAGCATTATCAGTATTGATATCAGCATATTCTCCAATCTGTACACCATCTTGTAGAAAGGAGTTTACTACCCCAGTATTAGAATCTTGTTGTGTAGCACCTGGTCCTTTTGTTGTCATAAATTTATTAGGTCCAGTAAGTCTATCACTAATTAAATTATTAGTTGCTGCACTTGTAGATTTAATTAGATTGAATGCTGTTATACCAGCCTCACTTGCTAATAAATTATCTTGACTAAGAGATACAGCATTACTTGGTATTGTTGTTGATTGAAAAAATCCACCAGCAGTTACATTAAAAGTTAAAGCTCCACTATCTAAGTACATCCATGATCCTGTATTAGCAGTAGAACCTAATGTAGTCATAGCTCCATAACTTGTATCTAAAACGGCTGGCATTAATACACTTGTTGCCGTAATGTTATTAACCCCTACTAAAGTAGGTTGAAAAACATTTACAAAAATAGCATTTGTAGTTGCTGTTCCTGCTTCAATTTCTGCTTTAACGGTAGCAGAGTTACCTAGACCTCCAACAGCATCCATCCAAGCACCATTAATAGAATAATACAAAGCTCCTAAATTGCCGTTGTAAGCCATGCCTATCATATCCCCAGCAGACAAAGAAGCAAATAAAGCTGTACCACTTCCTGTTGAAGGATCGTATCTTTTACCGTTCATTCCAATAAGCCAACTTTGATTAAAAGCACTAGCACTTAAAGTGTTATCATTGTAAGACACACCAAAATACATACTGCCTGTATTTAAAGCCAAGACTTCCCAGTAATATACTCCTGAAGAAGGAATAGCTGCTTGTAGAATTGAACAGTTATCTGCATTAGCAGTAACTAATTTAACTGTAGTATTACCTTCGGTAAGGCTACTATCACTGAATACACTATTACGGCTATAAGTAGGAAAGTTTTGTGTAGGAGTATCGTACATCTGATTGGAACCATTCGTGGTATCCATTCCATTCATTGCCCAATCATTATTATTTCCACTAACATCATTTCCTAAAGCAGTTCCAGATGCCATATTAAAATAAAAACCATTAGTTCCAAAAGTTAAACCTGTAATAGCTTTAGGTATCCAACGATTAGTTGCAGTATCTGTCTGACCAAAAGAAGAAGGTGTTAATTTAGTTCCATCAACATAAACATATTCTGCTAAGTACCCATCTAAATAATCAGCAGGAGCATGAGTTGATCCTATATAATGAGCAGCCGCTGAACTAAAAGTACTAGCAGTATCACTTGGTCCAGTGGAGGCACTAAACGCAGTTAATTCAAGACCATCAACATATATTTGCATCGTTCCTGCTGCACAATCAAAAGTAAATAACATATGATACCAAGTATCTGTCATTTCAAATGTTCTAGTTGATGTTCTTTGCCCTACTGCACTTCCTGATGAATCTTCTAAACGAAAATATAATGTATTATTAGCACTGAATCTAATTTGACTTGAACCACCAGTACCGCAATGAAAAAGTTGTTGATCAGTACCAAGTTTTCCTCTTTTAATCCAAAAACTTATTGATCCTATTTTGTTATTACCTGCTCCTGCAAAAGTTTTACTTAAATATTGACTGCTACCTGTATCTAATCTACCAGAATTACTAACGGTATTACTATCAGTAAATGGAATAAAGTTTCCTATACGTTGAGCAGTTCCATTACCAGTATACCCTATTCCTGAGAAATGAAGACTAGGATCAGGTATTGTAGGAGCAGGTAAGTTAGCTGCGTTTACTGCTAAATATCCACTTGGAGGAGTATAAGCATAACTATTTGATCCGAAGTCAGTTATATTTTCATCACTAGAATCATATAAATGATTTATCCAAAGATATGTTTTCCCTGATGTAAACGTACCAGAAGGAGTTGAACCTGGTACTGTAGGATCACCCCCTCCAATCCATGCTCCATCATTAACTCTATACCACCACTTCTGATCGTCTTCTGAATAAGCTAAACATATCGTTTGTCCATCTGTTAAATCAGCCCCTACTGATCCAGCACTGCCATCTGAATAAGGTGTTAAACGAGGGAAAACTATTCCTGAAAATGTTGAATTACTACTTGGGGTATAGCCATTCTCTAAATTTGCATTGTACTCTATAATTCCTATACTTTGTCTAGAACCTACTGAACTAGAATTACTAATCATTTTTACTTCTATGTATTGTTTTCCATGAAATGGGAATGTAGATTTTACACTTTGATTGGAAGCACTTCCTTGAACTGCTTGTAAATTTCCTTTAGATAATACAATAGTATTACCGTTAGGTACTTGTCTATTATTATCATCCCATGTACAGTAACTTACCATATTTATTTCCTCTTAACTACTTGGAGTATCAATTGATTGATTTGCAGTTGTTAAACCACTTGTTGTAAAATTATTACCATTACCGCTAGAATCTGTTCCTAATGCAGACGAATCGTTATATTTAAAATAGAAGCCATTTGTACCAAAAGTTAAACCTGAAGGGTCTATAGGCCTCCAAATTCCAGTAGAAGTATATTCTCCAAAACTACTAGGAGGTAATTGTAATCCATCAATCATAATAGTTTCAGCCATATATCCATCTTGATATTGTCCACTACGATTAGGAGAACCTCCTACTTGTTGAGGGTCTGTACTATTAACACCACTAGCATAATTTAAAGCTGGGTAAGTTTCAGTTCCAAAATTTGACATTTGAATACCGTTTACATATAACTTTACTCTATTTAACGACATAGCTTGAGTTGTATCTACAGATTGAACAAGATGATACCATGCTCCACAGTCGAGAAAAGTTTGAGTAGTTTGTAATTTTCCTGCTGATCCGTCAGCCCCTGAAGGAGTAAAAGTAGATTCAAGTTGATAGGTTCTCCATCTCAAACCATCCCCATATCCACCTGTATTATCAGCAAAGAGAAACCATTTATAATCATAATCACCAGCAGTTTCTATCCTACCTCTTTTATACCATGTACTTAAAGTCCATGTTGTACGATTGCCATCACCACCTGGTGTTCGATGCATATAACAACTGTCAACTTCATTAAATATACAAGAGTTAGTAACAGAATATGCATCACTGCTACTACTAACTCCAAAAAATTGATTTGATCCAAAAGGTCCCGACATAATTAAATCCTAAGTTACATTTGCTAAGGCTAATTGTGGAGTACCAAGTGCGATTTTATCTGCAGCCCAAACAAAGTAAGGAATAATATCAACTGCTGAAGCCGCAGTTGAAATTGTTAAAGTTCCACTAGGTGCGTAATACTGAGTACCTAAAGACAAAGTACGAGACCCTGTGCCATCTTGAGCAAATACAATTACTCCTGATTGACCAATACTTTCCGTTGTAGGATTAGCCAAGGTTACATTTCCTCCTGCTGTTAGGAAAAAATTCTGATAAGTATCAAAATCTAAAACAGTTGAACCACTGGCAGAACCACTAACTTGAACACTAGCGTAAGCGCTATTTGCAAAAGCAACTTTCCCAGAAGATTTAATTCTTAACTTTTCTGCAGCAGTTGCTCCAGCTAACATAGTTTTAAAAACCATATCAAAATCTTCTGCTGTAGAACTAACATCTGTAGTTAAAGATTCAATAGCACCGCCTGTTTCATTGTTGCCTCCAGCAGTTTCAGTTATAAACTGCATACCTACACCAATGCCAGCAGCAGGAGTTCCTGAAGAGGTTCTTTTAACATCAAGTGGGTATAACACTGTAGTCGTTCCAGAATCTTCTTTATCCAAAGAAGCCCCTGCACTTCCTGTAATTAAACTTGTAACACCCAAAGTAGTGCTTAAAGTTGTAGCTGCACTTACTCCTAGTGTTCCGCTTAAAGTTGTATTACCCGTTACACCTAAGGTTCCACCTACAGTAGCATTACCATCAATAGCTCCTGCTCCAGTAACTTCAAGAGTTCCAATCTGCAAATCTCCTAAAGCATTTGCAACAGCCGCTGTTCCTCCACCACCATCACAATACACAACAACATTCTTGCCATTTTGGATAGTGACGTTAGAACCAGAACCCTGAGATATATCTATAGTGCGACTTGCAGATAATGCATTTTCAAATATAAACCAAGCTGTAGTCGTGTTAGGAGCAACCGTTACTGTGCAATTACCTCCTATATCACCACCATCTACAAACTTAATTACACGGAACATCCCATCTTGTACATTAGATGTACCGCTATCAGGAGAAGTTTCTCTAACAGTTAACGTATGAGAAGTACTAGAAATTGTTACAGATTTATAAGCAGCAATACGATCTAGTATATCAAGGTTAAAATTAGTCGTAACGCCCCATGCGCCAGACTGGTCGCCGCTTCCCATTTCTTCAATGCCAAAATTAGTAGTGTATGTGCTTGCCATATTTAACTCCTCAAGCAGCGTCCCTGTTTCCAATTTCAATCCACTTCGGACTTTGGCTTGGGACAATAGGTTGCCAAATTACCGAAGAATTAATTATCGAACTTATTTCTATTCCTGTCACACCTACGACCATACTTGCTACTGATACAGTACCAATAGCTCCTGCTCCTTGCACTCCTGTTACTACAACAGTAACACCTGTTCCTTCAGTTACTGATTCTGTTCCAGTTGTTCCTGCAGCTTGAACGCCAGTTACACTAAAACTAATGCCACCTGTTACATCATAAGTGCCAATACTAAAGCTAGAAGAAACACTACCCACTTCAGTAGGACTAACAGTAGCATCACCTGAGACAGTATAGCCTGTGCCTATAGCAAAAGACCCTGCTACACCACTCTCAACTATAGTAATTCCTGTGCCTTGACCAACCGAATAAGTGCCAAAAGAATATGTAGCTTGAACACCTGT